CCGGGACCAAGGACGACGAGAACCACACCCGGGCCGTATACCTGATCGCTCTGTCGTAGATCTGTCGCGTTTGTGTCGCACCCAAGCAGAAGGCCCCCGGGGAGACCGGGGGCCTTCTGTCGTACCGGTTACTTCAACCTCCGACGCGATCATCCTAGCTCGTCGGTGGCGCCGCGGTCGGTCGCGACGCCGGGTCGCACGCCGCATCTCCGGCGGCGCTCGTCGAGTCCGGCCCCGTCGAGTAGTGGACGACGGACTGGCACGCGCTGCCGTCCGCGGTCCACACGAACTCCTGGCCGGTCACGCTCCGCCCGTCCGCACCTGGCACGCCCTGGTCGCCCTTCGCACCCGTGGCGCCCTTGCACGTGCCGTCGGCCTGGTCTCCGCAGTACGAGGCCACCTGAGCGCGCACCTGCTCGTCGGTGGCGTTCGCGCCCGGCTCCCCCTGATCACCTTTTGGGCCCTGGCACCGCTCGCTCCCACACACCGCGGTGACGGCGGCGAGCACCTGCTCCGCGGTCGGCGCCGGGGCATCCTTCCCCGCGGCCGGGGGATGGGCGGCGTAGACCTGGGCCACCAGGTCCATCACCTCGTTGACGGTGACGGCCTTGCCCGCGATCTGCGAGTTCACCAGGGCCACCACCTGGTCACGGTCCAGGCCGGTACCGCCGCCCACCACCGGCGCGGGCTCGCCCTGCACGGCCTGCTTCGCCTTGTCGACGGTCGTCGAGCACGCGTTCGGGATGGCGCGCAGGTCCGCCCCGAGCTGATCCTGGCGCTTGCACAGCTGGTCCAGGGTCAGCACTGCGGGCGCCGTGTCCTGCTTCACCGCGGCGGTTTCGTTCTGCGCGGACTGGCCGGTCAGGATGACCGCGATGAACACGCCGGCCATCGACAGCAAGGCTACGATCGCGATGACCGCGAGCACCACCGTCGAGGGCGGCCGCTTCTTGGCCGGCTGGTGGTCGGTCCGGGGAAGATCGTCGAGCACGGTCATTTCGCGTCACCCTGCTTTAGCTTCTGGGCGATCTCCAGCAGATGCTCCAGCTCACGGTTGTCCGAGGTCGAGACTTGCCCGCGGAGGTAGTCCACGGTGGCCTGGGTCGGCAGCGGCGGCCACGCGGGGTCCTGGTCCCAGCCGTTCGTGGCGGCCAGGCGGCGGACCCGATGACTCCACTGGAGCATGACGATACCCAGCTCGGCGGTCTCTCGGGCGTCGATGGCCTCCTTGTCCTTGCGCCGGGAGCGCAAGGCGAAGGCGCCGATCACATAAGTGACCACGGTGAGGGTGATCGAGCCCAGGCCACCCAGAAGCGCCAGGTTCACCGGTCCCCCTTCGGTTTCACGTCGCGCGAGTAGCTCGCGGCCAAGATCCAATGGACGGCGGCCAGCGAGCAGCACACCACCGGGAGAATGTGCGTTCCCCCATTGGCCCAGGCCCCGACCTCCAGCACGAACGCGAAACCGAACCAGGCTGATCCAGTCGCGAGGTGAGCGAGGTGCAAGAGCTTGCGCGTCCACAGCGCGGAGACAAGGAACAGGCCGGTCAGCCCGAACCAGATGATCCAGATGGGCCCGACGGCCGCGAGCTGGAGCACCACCTTCGTGGTGAGCGGGTTACGCGGGTAGGCCAGGCCGGGGAAGACGTTCATGACCGCCACGACCAGCTGGCCGACGGTCAGCGCCAGGGATTGCTGCCAGCGACCGGCGATGTACGGATGCGTGCCGACCACGTCAGCCCCCTTATTTCGCGTGGGCTCTGGCCTTCTTCGCTTCCCAGTCGGCAACCGCGGCGCAAGCCTCCGCCCGCGATCCGGCGTTGACGTTCTGCTTGCCCGGGAAGTTCGTGTCCCCCGTCGCGCACATGCGCTTCACGACGTTGACCGCGGTGGCGATGGCGCGCGAGGTGGGCATGCCCTTCTCCTCCAAGTGGACCTTGATCCGCTTGATGAAGCTGGGCAACCCGCCCACGTCGTCGACCCAGTTGAACTCGGTCAGCCCGCCGTCCCACTCGAAGCCGGCGGGAAAGGGCGCACCACCTCGTCGAGCAGGCCCCCCTGGATGATCTCCAGGCTCAGCCGCTCCTGCTCGGCAGCGAGCTTGTCCGGCTCGCCCTCCGGAGACCGCGCCCAGTCGCCCAGGAGGTTGCTCAGCTCCGCGGCGACCATCTTCGCGAAGGCCTTCAGGTCCATGCCGTCCGGCCCGAACTCCGCGGCGGGACGGGTGGCACCGGCCGCGACGAGTGCGACCTGGCCAACGCCGGACGCGACGCGAGCCCGCGGCACCGGGTAGCCGGGCACGTTGACCGCGAGCACGCCCACCATCTCCAGGCGACCGCCCACTCCGCGCCAGTCGCCGGACGGCGGCGCGGCCATCAGCTTCGTCAGGTCGACCTCGGACAGCTCGGGGCGCACGCGACCGGCCACCCAGATTCCGTGCCGATCCTCGCCCGCGGCCAGGTCGGCGGCCACGGTGCCGGTGTTGTCGTAGTGGCTGGTCGTCTCGTCCACGCTCGCGGAGAGGCTGGCGTGGCCGGTGTTCATGGTCAGGTGCCCCACGCCCACGGTGCGCACCTCATCGCCATCGGCCACGCGCATCGCGCCCGTGTTGAAGTAGGCGTAGTCGGATGCCGACTTCGGCGGCGGCGTGCAGCGCTTGGACACGCCGATGTGGCAGGTGTTCCAGGTGGCGATGTGGCCGAACACGCGGCCGTCGTCGGTGAAGGTCAGCGGCGTGGGCTCGCTCAGTTCGGGGTCGGTGAACCAGTCGAGCGGCGGCAGGTCGGCCAGGCCCTTCTTCTTCAGGAACGCCGGCTTGCCCTTCTTCTTCGTGCCGTCCGGGTTCTCGTCCGCCTCGTCGGCGCCACCGTCCGCGGCGTCCTCGGGATCGGCCTTCTTCTTCTTGGCGTTCTTCAGGAACGCGGGCGGCAGCGCCATCTCACCGGCCAGGCACGGAGAGCAGGTGTCGCCGTACTCGGGAATGGCGATGGACGCGGTGACCGCCTGGACGCCGTGCTGGAGCAGGTACGCCGCGAGGCCCTCGGGCGTGCGCTGGTCCTCCGGCACCTCGTCGTCGGCAGCGATGGTCGGCCGCTCACCGTCGATCTCCACGTAGCCATCGGGGAAGGCGGGGATGGCGCACAGCGTGGTGGCCGCGATCTTGGCGTTCGAGACGGTGACGCGGTGGGACTCGGTACCGTCCTCGGCGTAGGTCACGTCGTCGGTGAAATCGCCCTCGGACAGGTCCACCGAGTTGCCGGTGAGGTATCCGCGCCGGGCGTAGTCGCCGCCCTTGCTGTCGCCGTCGACCTCACCGCGGCCCTGCCACACGAAGGTGCCTTTCGGCAGCGGCTCACCGGTCTGCTTGGAGACGAACTCCTCGCCGGGGATCTTCCACAGCTCATTGATCTTGCCGACGACTTCGGCGCCGCTGTGGCCGCCGTTGCCCGTGTTGACCGTCTGGGCGAACACGCTCAGCGGCGGCTGGCGGAACTCGATGGTGCCGGGCTCCAGGTAGCGCCCGTCGGCGGTCTCCATGCCCTCCACGGCGAGGCACGGCCAGAACGCCGGCAGCCCCTGGGTAGCGGCCTCGCGGTCCTTCGTGGCTTCGGCCATCTCGGTCACTCCTTCGGTGGCGTAGACGCTGTCGTGATCGTCGTTCGCGATCAGCGGGTAATCGAAGTGCTGCCCGCCCAGCGCGAGCCGGATCGTGGAGAACGATGCTTCTCCGTCGGCCGTCGGCAGCACGCCCGGGTCCAGGTCGAACCCGGCGGTGATGTGCGGGAGATACGGCTCGTGCTGCTCGGGATAGAGCGCGCCCAGCGTGTCGGCCGCGAGCCCGGCGGCGCGGCCAGCCAGCATGTCGAGCTGGTCGTCCTCGTCACCGTCATGGTCACCGGGCTGGAGCGCGGTCACCGTGGCGGGCTTGAAGGCGCCGGTGGGCCCGCCGTCGCGATTCCAGATGGCGGTACCGAGGATGCGCACCGAGAGTGGCCCGCGGTTGAGCGCGAGCGCGGCCACCTGGCTCTTGAGTATGTCGACCATGACCGGCGGCAGGTCGGCCACGTCGTCACCGAGGAAGCACAGCGTGCAGTGGATCTCGCTGGCCGGGTCACCGCCGGGCACCGTGTAGCGGCCGGGGTTGTCTGGGATCAGGGCGATCATGCCGCCGGTCTGCACGTCATCCACGGCATGCCTCCATCAGGTGCCAGGTGCCGCCGGTGCGCATGTCGTCCGACCGCGCCACGTTCTCGTTGAAGAAGAGGCCGGAGGGGTTGAGCACGCACAGCGAAGCGCGCATCGGCGTGATGCCGTCGAACCCGCCTTCGCTGGTGATCTCGGTGACGACGGCCGCGCGGCACTGGCTGGTGTACTCGCCGCCCGGTGTGCCGTAGCTGACGTAGTGGACCATGTCGCCGATCTTCATGCTTCCTCCCAGCGTCCGTTGCGCACGAAGCCGTGACGGCCACAGGAGCACAGGATCGACGGCTCGACGTGAAGTGGATCAAGTGAGTGCAGCGTCCACCTTGCACCCGAACTACTGCCCGGTTCGCCGAAGGTCACCGTCCCCGCGCACGGCTCGCCGACGGGGGTGTGGTCTCCGCCCGCGGCGGGGTGGATGTGGAAGAAGCCGGCCTTCTCGACCTCGCCAGCCCGGAAGATCCGCGCGAAGTGGCCGTCACCCAAATCGATCGCACCTTCGCCCAGGAGATCGAGCAGGTAGTCCGTATCACTCACCGGGGTGCCCTTCGCTCGATCCAAGCTCGCTGGACCTCGACGATACGGTCCCGCTCCGCAGTGGCGCGCTGGCTCCACGTGCCCGTCCGGCCAGCCGCTTCGTCGAGCCCGGCGAGCACGCGCTCGTGGTGCGCCGCCGGTGAATCCGGCAGGTCGGCCATCAGCGCGATGTCGTCGGCATCGTCCAGCGCCCAGGCGTAGACGGTGTCGCACATGCAGCCCGCGTGGTCGCCGGGCTTGAGGTGCGTCCCTACCCATTCGGCCGCTGGCGGGGAGATCAGGGCCGGGTCCTCGAACCCCTCGAACTTGCGGCCGGCCAGGTTCAGGTGAGGCTCGAAGGCGTTGGACCTCGGCGTGATGCCGTAGCGCCAGGTGAACCCGATCCGCTCCGCGTGGGTGTCAACGGCGCGGAGCAGGTCGCCGCCCAGCGCGATCCCGCCCGGCCCGGCGTGCGGCCCGCCGATTTCGGCCAGCGCTTCGCGGATGTCGCCCGGCAGGATCACCGAGTCCGGCACCTCGCCGCGGAGCTGGTCGCCGTGACGGCCGTACATGGCGTCCGTGGCGCGCGAGCGGAGCGTGCCTTCGAGCTTCTTCCAGGCCGCGGGGATGCGGTCGGTCATGGCCTGGGTGAGCGCGGCCACTGCGGTGAGCGGCAGGCCGACCATGCCGGCGACGGTCTTCACCGAGGCCTTGATCGTGGCCGCCGACCACTGCGCGAACTTGCTGGCCAGGTAGGAGAACGCCAGCGTGAGCAGCACGTCCTCGGTGAGCCCCAGCTCGGTGACGCGCACCTGGCCCAGCGTCCGGCCGGCCAGCGCGGGCGGCACGTCCTTCAGCTCCGCGGCCAGGGCGGTGAACTTCCGGCCCTGGACCTGGGCCTTGATCTTGGCGCCCGCCTTCTCCAGGGCCCGCTGGAGGTCAGCTTCAGCGGTCGCCCGGATGCGCTCGATGAGGTCGTGATCGAGGTCGGCCAGCCGATCACCCGTGATGATCTTTACTGAATCGAGTACTCCCTGCGAACCTGCCGCACTTGCGACCCTGGCGCCGGGCGGTGCCGCCTGTGGAGTTCCCTGGGGCGGCGCGGCCTGACCTGGGCCGACCTGCTTGACCGGCGCGGAGGTGATGACCGGCGGCGTGCCGGGCACGGCGGGCGGCTGGATCGGGTTGCCGTTGGAGTCCAGGATGCGATCGTTGTTCGGGATGATCGCCTTCACCCCGAGGATCTCCGCGGCGATCTGGGTCAGTGTGTTCGGGTCCGGCCTCGTCGCCTTGATCATCATGATCTGCTGGAGGTCTTCTTCCTGCGGGGCGTCGTCCTCGCCGAAGCCCTTCGCCGTGCGGTAGGCCTTGAAGCTGATGGCGCCCCGGTCCATCGCCTGGTCAGCGTCCTGTGAACGGTTCGCGTTCTCCGTCAGGTTGCCCGCGGCGTACCACAGGCGGACGCTCTTGGCCTCCTCCTTGGTCAGCCCGTAGCCGCCGTCGTCCACCGACAGCATCAGCATGCGGCGGAACCAGGAGTTCGTCAGCGAGTCGACGATCAGCCGGCACGTGGGCTCAAGGTGGTTCTTGAAGGCCTGGGCATCGATCAGCCACGCCGTCCAGTGGTTCGCGTCCTGGATGCCCCGCATGGCCTGACTCGGCAGGTCGATGCTGTCGCCGACGCGGTCCAGGTTGCGCGACAGCCGGTTCATCAGCTCGTCGTCGGTCTCCCGGACGAACGGAATGTGCCTGATTTCCTTACCGTCCTCAGCCTCACCCTGGATCAGGATCGGCACCACGGCGGACGGGTGGCCCTCGTTGTTGATCGGCTGAGTCGCGGCCGTGGTGAAGCCGGACAGGAAGGAGTCGTTCTCCGGGGTCGCGGTGGGCTCGCCGTCGCGGACCATCGAGCAGCCCGACGGGATGAACAGAATGCCGTTCGAGGCAATGCGGCTCAGGCTCGCGGCCCGGATCTCCCGGCCGGCCAGCACGATCTCCTCGCACACGTCGAGCAGAGCCCGGAGCGCGGAGTCGGCCAGCTCGTCGTACTCGGGGTGCGGAACCCACAGCCGGATGAGGACTTCGCCGGAGTCCGGCTTCACCTCGCGGGCGCCGCGGCCCGGAACCTCGATGATCCCCAGTCCCCCGCCGACGGACGGCACGACCTCGCTCGTCGAGCGCACTGTCCATCGCTCGTCGCCGAAATGGTCCTTGCGCATGTGCAGCCAGCACTCGCCGGCCACGTCGAACCCCTGGACCATCCGGCCGATGAAGCCGTAGCCGTCCTCCCAGGGAAGCCGCTGGGCACAGTCCACAGCGGCGGCGGCGATGCGCTCATCGACGTAGGCGTGGCCGTCTTCGTCCTTGTCCTGGTCCGGCTCGCCAGTGAGCACCTTGGGCTCGTCGGCATCCGGCACGACGGCCGCCGCGGTGAACTGGACCTTGGCGATGAGCTGACCCTTCATCCGCAGGGCGCCGCCCAGCTCGCCGATCGAGTTCCGGTAGTTCCAGGCGAGTGCCTGCCAGGCCATGCGGGTGGCGGAAAGGGTGGCGATGGTCTCCCGGTCGTGCAGGTCGATGACCCGCCCGGACGCGGTGATGGGCGTCCGGTCCTTGCGTCGACTCCAGAGAGGCATTTAACGATCACTCCCTAGTGTCAGCGTGTTCCATCCGATCCACCAGGCCCGTGATCACCCCGGCTCCAGCTGAGGATGCCAGACCGGCGGCGGCGATGCCCCAGATGCGCGGGGCCACGGCGCGGGCAATCGCGACGCCCATCCCGACCCAGATGCTCAGGCACCAGGGGCACGTGATCAGCTCCGCGGCCTTGCGATCCCCGTACTTGATGATCAAGTCCTCGCGCTGCTTCTCGAAGATCGTGTCCGTCTGGAGCAGGCGCACGAGCCGGTACGTGGCGGCGAGGTCTACAGCCAGTTCCACGCCTGCACCGCCCCGATGATCAGGAGCACGAAGGTCATGCCCAGGATGAAGCCGGTCCAGCCGGCCCGCCGGATGGCGGTGTCCTCGTCCACCTCGCGTCTGTGGCCACCCACGCATGATCATCTCCCGTCGTTCTTGCGCTTGCCGACGATCCCCATGACCCAGCCGGAGTACAGCCACAGGCCGATGGTGAGCACGGCAAAGGCGACGAACCCGACCCACGTCCCGGCGCTCACGGCCTGCCGCACAGTTCCGCGGGTGCCGGGCGCTCCTGCACGACCAGCCACAGTCCGGCCTCACGGGCACGGTTGAGCGCGTCGTTCGTACCGCGGGACACGCCCTCGCCGTAGAGCACGAAGCCCAGGACGATGTCCGGCATGTGGTCCACAAGCAGCTGATTGCGCGCCAGCATCTGGTAGGCCTTCAAGCCCTGCGAGCGGATCACGTGCAGGTTGTTGTCCGTCATGTTCTCCCGCCACCACGAGGCCGCGATCTCGTCGGCGCCGGAGGGGCAGTCCCCGACGTACAGCCGCGCGCCCGGGAGGTCGGGGCCGATGGCCGCCTGGAGCGCGGACCAGACGGCCAGCTTGTCTCCCCAGTGGCGCGAGCCGGTCACCATGATCTTCACTGGTCGTCACGTTCGCGGTCGATGCGGTCGTAGGAGCGTTGCAGCCACTCGATGCGGTCCAGTTCCGCCTGCACGCCCTCCGGCATCGGCGGCGTCTCGCGGCCGTCGAACAGGTGCTCGAACTCGTGCTCGCGCTGGACCTTGCGCTTGAAGTCGGCGATCGCGCAGAGGATGCCCCAGGTGACGAGCAGGAGGAAGGCGCCGACCACGGTGCCCGCGGCCACCGCCGTTGGCTCGAACCAGTCAGCGCAGATCGCGTTCAGGGCGTTGATCACCAGGAGGTAGATCAGAATGTCCGGCTCGTGCAGGGACCACCAGGCCCAGAAGCCCTTCACGGTTTCGCCGGCCGGGCAGCGGCGGCCACGTCACCGGTGAGCCGTTCGAGCAGCTCCTCCAGGTCGGGAGCCGCGATCTCGATGGCGGATCGCACGCTTTCGTCCAGCGCACACCAGGCGCCCACGATGCCTTCGCGCTCGCTGAGCTGTTGCCGGAGGTAGACCGCCATGTCCAGGCACTCCTCGTACGCGTCCTGGAGCGCGCGGCGGCCGTTGAATGGCTGGAGCCGGGTCCCGTAGCGACGCTCCCCGAGTCGGCCACGAGCAAGCACCTCGTTGGCGACGGTGTCGTGGATGAACGGCTGGTCGTCGTGGACGATCGGGAGCGGCTGGTCCTCCGGCTCCGTTTTCGCCCGGCCGACCGGTGTCACGTTGCCGTCCTCGTCCAGGTCGGCGATCTTGACGAACTCGCCGTCAGCGTTCAGCGCGGCCACGAAGCCGCCGCGCGGCTCCAGGTCGTCTTCTTCCCAGTTCTGGGCCATCAGAGTTCCCCGTCCATCGTGATCTCTTCGAGGCGTAGGCCGACGCCGGGCCACACGACCGGCGCGCCCACGCCGTACACCTGCAACGACTGGAGCGTCCACGTGCCGCCGATGGTGAACAGTCGCTCGGGCCGGTCGTGGCCGCCCTTGATCTCGCCGCCGACCACCGCGACGCCGCACCCGATAAGCGGGATCTCCGGAGGGTTCGGGCCCATCCTTTTCGGCAGCAACGAGTCCTCGTAATCCGGGAACATCCGGAACAGCTCGCTGAGATCGAGCTGACCGCGACCGTGCAGCTCCGCGCCGTAGACCTCCTGGAGCACGGTGACGCCCTCGACGCGCCCGACGATTTCGTTGGCGCCGTCGCTGCGCAGGTCGACGGCGATCACCGGAACCGGCATGGCCGGGAAGTGCCGGGGGTCGTCGTCGAACTCCAGGACCCGGCCGTCCTGGGTGGCCACGTTCAGCCGGGCAATGACGCCGCTGAAGCTGGCTGTGCTGGTCACTGGCCGCCCTCCCGCCGGTTCAGGCGAACTCGGCGGAAGGCCTCGTTCACGGCGCTGACGGCCTGCTCCAGTGACAGCGGCAGCGAGGGCAATGGCGTGGCCTCCCACTCGGTGATCGGCATCCCGCCGTCGGTCAGGTGTTCGACATCCGCGGGCTCCGTCTTGGGCTTCACCTCGGGGTCGTTCAACGGCAAGATCTGCGCGTCCACGCGGTCCAAGGTGTCGATGAAGCGCTGAGCCGCGCCGGTGGTGAAGAACGGGCCGTACGCGCTCTGGCCGCCCTTGCCTCCGTAACTCACGGCCACCACGTAGCGGATCACCGGGATGGCCAGGGCGACGTGTCGCGGGCCCAGTTCGGCACCCAGCGCTTGAGCTGGACTCCGCACCCGCACCCGCCGGACGGAGTGATGATCATCAGCCCGTCCGCGGTGAAGATGTCCTGGCCGACGGCGCGCGCGTGCGGGTTCGGCGGCGTCGTCTGCTCGAAGTCGATGGCGCTGCTCCAGTGCGGCGCGTCTCCCGAACTGGGCTTCGTCCAGAAGACGTGCATGCCCGTGTCGGTCAGGTAGACCCGGCACAAGCCGCGGGACTTCCCGGCGGCCGGGTCGTAGACGGTGGCCGGCCAGTACTCGACGTAGACGGTGGACGGCGTGGTGAACGGCTCAGCGGCCGTAGTCTCCGGCATGCCGCGAGTCTAATCCTTCCCCCCAAGACGGGGTAGAGACGACACCAAAAAGCCCCGCCCAATCTCGGAGAGATCGACCGGGGCTGCTTGGGTCAGCGGTACTGGGGGCCGTGTTCGCCCGGTTCGGTGTCCAGGTATCCCTGGTCCTAAGCCTGGCTACTGGGGCCCTTGTTCCCGCCAGCCAAGCCAGGTTAGCACGCCCCCAGAATGGGGGGCAACATGGACGATCCCCCGTCGTGCTGTGGACACGGCCGGGGGATCGCGGCGAAGAGCTTACCGAAGGAGCTTGCGAAGGCGGTCGCGAGCCCTCGCCACCCTGTCCACCCACTGATCCAGCTCGACTTCACCGGCAACCATCCAGATCTGGCGGCCGTCGTCGTCCTCCAGCTCGTCGAGCAGATCGAGCAGCGCCAGCGTGGCGGGGGTGACCTCGTCGGGCTTCTCTTCGCTGGCCACTCAGACCACCGCCTTCTTGACGTAGGACCGCGGGTAGAGCACCTCGTGGCCGCCGACGTTCACGCGCACCGTGTTCGACGGCGCGACCACGGTGCCGCGTACGCCGCCGATGACGATCACCTCTTCGCCGACCTCGAAGTCCTCACCAGGCTGGTCGCCCCGGGGAAGCAGCTTCCGGGGAAGCGAGTGGTGGCGCACCAGCTCGATGAACGCCATGATGGCGTCCGCGCGCTCCCACGCCAGGTCGTTCTGCGCGGAGTCGCCAGCGGAGCCCACGTCTTTCACGGCCCCGCACGCTTCGACCAGCATCTCCTGGAATTCCGTGGACCTGATCCCCGCGTCGGGCAGTCGGGTTGACCGGACGGCGGCGGTCGCCTCGTTCAGCGACTTGGCCAGTGCGGCGGCGAGATCGGCGGCGGCGCGCTCGATCCCGCTGGGCGTGCTCACGCGTCCTTCTCGACGTAGAAGGCTTCGACGAGGTACCGCGCGACGGAGACCCAGTTTGAGCCCGCGAGCGGCTCGCCGTTGAAGTGGTCCGACAGCCAGTAGTCCAGCTCCTCGACGGTGACGGCCCGGCGCACGCCGTCCGGCACCGGCACAAGCTCGCGCGGCGCCGGCCGGTCCTTGGACCACACCACCGGCTTCGCCTGGTCGTCGGCAACCCACTGCTTGTCGCCGTTCGGTCCGGTCGCGACTTGCCAGACCATCCCGCACGGGCGCTTGCCGCTGCCCAGCGGTGACCGGCACTCCCAGCGCGCCCCGACCTTCACGCCCCAGCTGAGCCACGGCAGCTTGCACATGTGCTCCTGGGCACCGGGCGGCAGCCACTTGCCCTTCATACGGTCGGCCATCAGGCGCCCTTTCCGTGGTCCGCGGGGTTAGCCAGCGGGTTGCAGATGCAGTGGGGGTCCTTGCACAGGCAGTAGTCGTTCAGCTCCTCGTCGTCCAGGTTCATCACCGGCGCGTCCTCTGCGGCGTGGCCGCACTTCTCGCACCGGCCCCAGTCGACCGTCTTCCGGTCGATCACGCGCATTGCGTCGTCGAACTTCTGCCGGGCGGCCTTGAAGGCTCCGAACATGATCATCCTTTCCGGGTTTTCGGGTCAGCCGGCGGGCGCTCCGGACCGTGGAGCGGCTCCTGCCTCAGCCAGCGGAGATTGCGCTCCATCAGGCCACCCCACACGCCGTAGTGCGAGGCGTCCGGGTGGTTGATGGCGTACTCCAGGCAGCGCACGCGCACTGGGCAGCGGAAACACAGGGCTCGCGCCTTCCGATCGGCGTTGCTGACCTTGGCGCCCTCGGCGACGAAGTAGAACTCCGGGCCGACCTCGGCGCACAGCGCGCCGGGAAATCCGAACCCGCGGTCCACGTCCAGCCTGCGGGCGAGGACGGCGACCGCCCGGGAGTTCAGCGCGGGGTACGACGAGCTGGCGCCGCCGTTGCGGCCTGGACGGATCATTGCAATCCACTCCTGGGGTAGGGCACGGGCAGGACTCGGCGGGCAGGGCCGTTCATGGCTTCGATGTCGGTGATGGGCTGGGAGTCGACGTACACGCCGTACAGCTCGCGCGCGGCGGCGTACGCGGCGTCCAGGATCGAGCCGGGCTCTTCGGGCATCAGCTCGAACTCGAAGACGTGGCCGCCCAGGTGGGCTTCGTACAGCTCGATGTCCTGGGGCGCGGTGTAGCGCCGGGGTGCCGGGGTCTGCACTCGCGGCACCAGGTTGGTGCCGTCGGTGTCGTACGACTGGGCGGCGCTGGGCTTCTTGCCGGGCTTGGCCCAGGTGCCGGAGTAGGCGAGGGCAATCGTGGACACCCACGAGCGGACTCGGGTGCGCCAGGTCATGCGGTGCTTAGCCACGACGGTGCTCCTTCGGGTCCGGGGTCGACTCGAACGGAGCGAAGAACGCTGCCGCGAGCCGGTGGCGCTCTTCCAGCTCGGCGCGAGCGCTGGCGTGAGCTGCCTCGACGAGGCGTTGCCGCGAGCGCTGGCGCATGTGCTCTTGGAGCGCGAGCGCGGTTTCGACCTGGAGGCGATCGCGGCGAGATGGCCGCCAGAGGGCCAGCCCCAGGGCCAGGCCGACGAGCGCGGAGAAGGCAACCATGACGATCAGGTCGGCCAGGCTCAGGTTGATGATCATTTCGGTGTCCTCTGTCGGGAGTCTTGTCGAGGATCTTACCCCCCGAAATGGGGGTACGAAAGGTGAAGCCCGGGGCGGAAGAGAAGACGCCCCGGGATCCAGGTCAGCGGTGAGGACAGTTCGGGCCGTGGCCCTCGTTCGGGAACCGGCCGCAGGTCCCGCATTGCTGCGGGTGCTTCGCCCTGCTCACTTGCACGCCGCCGTCTGGTGCGCGCCGTACGTGGCCTGGACCTTGGTGAACTGGTCCCCGGCCTTGGACGACAGCTGGCCGATGAGCCCGGTGCACGAGAACGACGTGAAGTCGAGGTACTCCTGAGCCGACTTCGCCGCTTGCGCGTTCCAGTCCACGCCCAGGCTGTCCACGGCCTGGGTCGCCACGTCCTGCGGGTAGCCGTCGCCCGCCTTCGAGGACAGCTGTCCGACCAGGCCATCGTGAGAGAAGGCCTTGAACCCCAGGTAGGACTGCGCGGAGTCGCGCGCCTGCTGGACCTGGGGCGGGAACTCCGGCGCCTGGGTAACCGGCGCGGCGGTGGCGCTGTCGGCGGTCCCCGGGAGCTTGGCCCACTCGCATGTGTAGGGGTCCCAGGCCACCGAGCTGCCGTCGGCGGGCGGCGTCGGCGCGCCCTTGGGCTCCGGGCAGACGGAGGTGGGCGCGGTGGGCGCCGCCGGGCTCGCGGCCGGAGTGGCGCCGCCCGTCACGCTGATGACGATCCCGAGGACGACGAGGCCGCCGACAATCGCGCCGGTGATCTTCAGGCCACGGTGCTTCTTCTTGGGCTTCGGCTGGATGGGGTAGGACATGGCGCCTGCTTTCGCGGTAGGAGTGCTTGCGTGGACCCGGGAGGAGTTGAACCTCCGCTGGCCGATCCGGTATCGGCGGGCCCCCTGAGTCAGTGGCGGGCGGGGCGCTTCTCGCCCTTGAACTCGCGGATGATCTTGACGAGGAAACCGGCCTCGTCCTCCGGAACCAGCGCAAGCACGTCGGCCACGGCCTGCTTGGTGGCCTTGGCCACGGTCATCCCGTCGAGCATCAGCTCGCGGCGGCGCTCAGCCAGCGCGGCGGCGGCGCGGTCCATGAAGTCGTTCGCGGTGAACTGGCGGGCAGGCCAGGGGCGCCCGCTCCGGCCACAGTCGAGGCAGTCGATCTGCTCGTGGTCGAGAGCCACGTCCGCTCGGAGCATCGCCTTGCTGCCGGTGAACGCCACGTTGGCGCTCTTGCACGTGAGGCACGTCCAGTTGCGGATGTCCATCGGGTCGACCATCGATTCGATGCGGATCGTGCTGGTGTTCATGGCGGGCCCTCCTGGGCTTCAGTGTTGGTGACTGGTTCAATCTATCCCCCCATTATGGGGGGTGTCAAGCGATTGGGGCGGGGAGCTTTTCGAGCCCCCCGCCCGGGTTGTCAGAAGTCGCTCTCCTCCAGCTCCGCGACGCTCCACGTGTCGCCGTTGGGCGTGACCCGCCACATCCCCTTTTCCTGCTCGACGTGCTCGACATCGACCGGGGTCGTCTCGGTGATCAGCTTGTAGATCAAGTCCTTGAAGTCCTCCACCGTCAGCTTGTCCTCGAAGAAGGTGAAGAAGTCGAAGAGCTGGGCGACGTTGAAGTTCTGAGCTGAGAGCATCCGGGGCCTCCGTGGTCTGTGTGTGAACACAGTCTATCCCCCCATTATGGGGGGACACAACCCCCTGGGGAGAGAAACTTGTCCGCCGGAAGGGGGCCAATCGTCGTTTCGGGCTGTACCCCCAAGATGGGGGGTGAGATGATGAGACGCATGAGACTTCGACTGCTCGTGGCCGGACTGGTCCTCGCGGGGATCGCCGGCACGCTGGCCGGCCAGTTGCCCCTCGTGGCCGCCGGCCTCATCGTCCTGTACGTCATCTCGATGTTCGTCCGGGACCACCTCCGCCGAAAGCGCGGCGGCTGGTCCGGCGGACGCGACCGGTACTGAAGGGATCGACATGAACCGCCTGCCTGCCCTCTCCGTCGCCCGGCTCCGCATCTTCGCCGGGCTCACCATCGCCGCCGCCGCCGCGATCAGCTTCGAGTCGATCCGGCACCTCGCCGTCATCGGCGGCTTCGGGACGCTGGCCATCCTCTTCCCGCTCACCCTCGACGCGGTCGCCGCGTACGGCATGGACCTGTGGGTCCGCCGGTCCCCCGCCGCGCGCCAGGCGAAGTGGCTCGCGCTGTCGGCCATCTTCGGGTCGCTCGTCGCGAACGTCGTGGACCACTGGCTCACCCAGCGCGCGGTCCTGGGCGCGGTCCTGGGCGCGGTCCCGCCGGGCATGCTGGCCGCGCTGCTCGCCGTCGCGCACAAGCACGCGAGCGGTACCGAGGACCAAGCGGTCCCGTTCGACCCGGCGGTCCGGGACGCGGTCTGGTCCGCGCTGCCGCAAGCGGACCGTCGCGTGGTCCCGCCGCCGGACCGCTACGTGGTACCGAGCGAAGTTCTCGCGCTCGCGGTACCAACCGTTGGACCGCTGGACGCAATGGCGGACTTCCGGTCCCACGAAGACAAGTTCTGGTCCAAGGTAGAAATGGGCGGTCCGGAGGAGTGTTGGCCGTTCGTCGGGTCCCGGACCCCTGAGGGGTACGGGAAGTTCACGATCGGGGACCGCACGTACCGGGCCCACCGCATCGCCTGGTCCATCGCTACTAACCAGGTGGTCTCGGGGGATCTGATGGTTCGCCATCTCAAGTGCGACAACCCGCCGTGCTGCAACCCCGCACACCTGGCTGAAGGCACCGCGGCTGATAACGCGGCCGATCGCGTCCAACGTCTCGCGAAGCTGGAGGTCGTCCAGTCGCTCGACGCCAAAATCATGGAGCGGAGCACCCGCCGGACCAGCGCCGCGCGGACCCCCAATCCCGCGGTCCGGCGGACCACCTCCGCCACGGTCCACAGCGACAGCGACATCGTCACCTGGATCAAGGACCAGCCCAGCCCCACGAAGCGCGCCGTCATGGCGAAGTACTCGGTCGGCTCCGGCCGCGCGCTCCGTCTCATCTCGCAGGCCAAGGAGGTCTGATCATGGCCAAGCAGCCAGGCGGACTGAACATCGTCCGTGACGTTCTCTGGGTGAAGTTCGCCCTGTGGATCGGCGCCAAGCTCGGTCGAACCGGGCGGCGTCTCGTGTTCCGCTGGCGTCGCGTCCTCTCGCCGGTCATCTTCGCGACGCTCCTGTGGGCGGTCGCGGCCATCTGGAACTTGACCTTCCCCGAGTGGTGCTGGCTCGCGCTCGTGATCCCGGCCGCCGGTGGGACCGTCGCGTGGTTCGGACCGGTGCTGTCGGAACGGTGGTCCCTCATCGTCACGAAGCTGGTCCCGACCGGACTGGACCGCGGACGGTCCGGGGTGCTGGACCGCCTGATCGAGCGGGCCTACTTCGCCGGTCTCAGTACCACCATCGGCGGGTACCTGTTCATCCGGTCCGGCTGGGGCGGATCGGACCTCACGCTGTGGTGGTGGCGCGTGGGACTGGTCCTGTTCGGCGGCGCGTGGTGGTACCACCGCCGGGTCCGGATGGCTGGGCGCGGGGACCGCGTCGCGCGGCGCTGGGGCCGGATCAACGAGGGCCGGACCAACAGCCGGCTGGCGCCGCTGATCGGGTCCAAACCCGTCGAGGTTCACGGCCGCGGTCCGGTGACGGTCATGAAGATCAAGCTCGCGGAGGCTCTCACCCTCGCGGACATGTCTCGTCTCGTCGAGCCGCTCGCGAGCTACTACGGGATTCGGCCGCGGGCGATCAAGCCGCGCGAGGACCACGGCAACGCCCGGTACGTCTGGCTCACTTTCCTGCCGACCGACCCGTGGAAGCACGAGCTGCCGCACCCGGCGCCAGCTGTCGGCTCGATCTCGATCGCCAAGACGAAGGGGAAGATCCTCGTCGGGATCAAGGCCGACGGCGAAGAGCAGTCGTGGATCGTGCAGCACGCGGGCCTGTACGGCAAGACGCGGTCCGGAAAGTCGGGATTGATCCACTCCCTGCTGATGTGGATCTCCGCCTACACGGACGCGATCGCCGTCGGCATCGACATGGCCGGCGGAGCCACGCTGGGCGCCTGGCAGCCGATGTTCGCGCGGCCGATCGCCACGAACCTCGACGAGGCGATCGTGCTGCTGGAGCGCGTGCTCGCATTCATCCAGGTCAGGGAGCGTGCGATCGGCGCCGACGACTTCGAGGACGACATCTTCGAGCCGTCCGACGAGTTCCCGTGGTTGTTCCTGGTCATCGACGAGTTCCCGAACCTCTTCACCGCGGCGAAGGCGGCCGGGCAGATGGGCGATGGGCCGAACGCGAAGAGCTACTTCAAGTACGTCGTGGGCCTGCTCGACCAGATCGCCAAGCAGGCGGCCAAGACGGGGACGATCTTGGTTGAGGGTGCCCAGAACCCGACGAAGGACGACAACGGCTCGAAGGAGTTCCAGGCCCAGCTCCGTTCGACCTTCGGCTTGGGGCTCGACGAATTGCAGTCGCGCAACCTGTGGGGCGTCAAAGAGCGCCTGGGCTGGACCGGCACTGACCTGGCCAAAGGCCAGTACCGGCTGCACGACGACGACCACACCGTCCCCGAGGTCGCCAAGGGGTACTGGGTCCCGAAGCACCAGCGCAAGAAGCAGGCCGCCGCCGCCGCGAAGCTGCGCAAGTGCGCGGAGCCGACGGCCTGGGCGGCGCTGATGGGCGTGGACGCGCCGGTCATCGACGCCATCAGCATCTCCAGCGCGCCGGCCGACCGCGTGCTGGCCGCCCTGCTCGACGGGCCGATGAAGGTCGTTCCCGAGCTGGTCGACGCCTCCGGGCTCAGCAAGGCCCAGGTGTACCGCCGGCTCAACGGCCACGGCGAGGCTGGCCTGGTCCACCGGCTGGAGGACTACCGCTACCAGCTCACGGACGCGGGCCGGGCGTTCCTGCGCGGCGAGGACCCGGGCACCTGGAAGCGAGTCTCATGATCTCGTCTCGTCCGGGACGCACGTAACGCGCAGACGGGCGAGAATCCCCTGAGAATATCGCAAAAGTGAGACGGTCTAACCCCCATTACGGGGGGTTAGATTGGGACAAAACAAGGCCCCCGGAGCGGATATTCTCGCTCCGGGGGCCTGTTCTCTACCCTCAACTTGGGGGTCAGGTGGTCCTGATCAGCTTTGGGCGGCCGTCGTAGGCGTTCGCCAGGGCGGCCACCGCGCGCTCCCGGCTCTCCGCCACGTCAGCCCGCGGCTTGACCTGGCCGGCCCACGCGTACCCGACGGACCACGCGCGGCCGACCGGCTCGACGTAGCCGATCGGCCGGTCGTCGAGCACGATCCACCAGCGGCCCGGCGTGCGCTCGCCCGCGGGTGACACCCGGGTTCGGCGGAGCCCGCGCTTGCGGAGCCCCTTCCAGCGCCGGGTCTCCGCGGACAGCGCGCCGGCCTGGAGACCGGAGCAGCTCGCGCAGTGGATGCGCAGGTTGTCCAGCGTGTACTTCCCGCCGCGGATACCCGGCACGATGCGGTCACAGATCATCGTGGTGTAGGTGACGATGGTCAGGCACTCCCAGCACGACGCGGTGGTGCCGTCGCCGTCGCGCTCCAGCAACGCCTGCTTGCGCTTGCGTCGTTGGCTCGCCGACCCCCGCGAGTTCGAGTTCGAGGTTCCGCGCGGTCCACTCACCAGGCCGCCCTCCACACGCCGTTGGCCTCGGGGACGATAGTCGGCTGGATCACGCCCAGCTGGAAGAAGGTCTCATCGAGCCAGAACTCGGTGAGGAAGTCGCGGCCGTCGGGGCTCCACGCCTCCACAGCGCACTCCCCGACCTCGCGGACCTCCAGGCGCTCGACGTGGTTGCTCTCCGCGCCGGTGCCGGTCACGGCCGCGAACTCCTTGGTCGCCCGCCGGAACGACTGGGCGAACACCGTCTCCGTCACCTCAGAAGGCAGCATTACCGTCTTCCTCTCCCACGATCGACGCGTAGTGGTAGTGCGGGTCCATCGCCTGGCGCACGCACTTGTAGACCTCGCTGGGGTGGTGGTCCGGGTTCAGAAACGTGATCTCGTCGAGCGCGGACTGAGCGGCCTCAGCGGTGTCGTAGACCGGCTTGCCGGAGTAGTGGCACAGGGCGATCCGCGCGTACCCGGCGGACCAGTCCATCCGGCCGTAGCGCATGACCACGTCGCGGCGCTGGGTGCCGCCCTGGTTCTCCGCCCAGTACGCCTGGCCTTCAGGCTTGTAGTGCTGGCGGCGGCGGTCCGCTCGCTTCCTGTTCAGGCGGTTGGACTGGCTCGATCCGGACCTTCTCATCGTGAGGCCTCCAGGAGTGCGACGACCGGCGTCCACCAGGGCGCGCCGTAGGCGATCAGGGTCAGCGCGCCGATGGCTCCGGTGAGCACGGCGAAAGCGCTGGTGGCGATGCGCTCGCCGGTGAACATCGGCTTGCGCTTGAGCACGACGTGCTTGTCCGAGAACGGGATCTTGACCTTCTCGCCCTTGCGGACGCCACCGGCGCGGAACCGCATCCACCGCGGGAAGCCCACGGTGGCCCAGCGTTTGCCATCCATGACGACGAGCGGGCATAGCGGGTGCGGCACGCCGGACAGCGTGCAGGCGTCCCCGATGAACCAGATGTGACAGAGGCACCCGACGGTGAAGGCGAGCGCCCACATCGGCGCCAGCGCGACGTGACCGGCGAGCAGCCCCGCGTACACGGCGCCGCCGGTGAGCAGCGTCCCGAAATTCGTGTGCGTGAACGTGCGGTGGACGGCCTCCGGCTTGTCCTTCTCGGTGCGGGTGGCCTGGTAGACAACGTGGCTGATCCACATGAACAGCTTGTTGAGCAGCCAGCTGACCGGCCCCGCCACCTTCGATATGAAAGCGGGCGGGTGGTCGATGTCCGGCCACAGCGCACCGATGCCGACGATGGCTGAGTACGCCACCGTGCGCGCGACGGCGGTAGCCGGAGTGGCGGGCCCGCTCGTGGTCAGTTCGAGCGCCAGCGGCGCCGTGAGCAGCCCGGCGGCCACGCCGGAGAGGAAGTGGCCTTTCGCCATCATCGATCATCACCGGCCAGCTCGCGCAGCTCTCGAAGCACGCGCTCCGCGACGTACTGGCGGTCCTCGCCACCGTCGAGCGCGTCCTCCAGCGCATCCGTTATGCGCCGGAGTTCCTCCAGCTCCAGGCGGGTCACTGGTTCTCCAGGGCAGTCCGGAGGGCGTCCAGGTTGTCGGTCAAGTCCTTGACCAGAGTCAGTGCGGAGGCCAGGTACTCATCAGTGGGCGGCGCCGTGGAAACCCAAGCCGGGTGTTCCATGTAGGCCACATCCGCCGTCAGGTCGGAGACCATCTTGCGGATCTGCTCGACGTACTCGCCGGCGGAAACGTGCGCTTCGGGTTTCGTCATGGGGTCACTGTATCCCCCTATTCTGGGGGGACGCAATGGTCTATTCGATACCGAGCAGGCGTCGGTTCTCGATCACGCGCTGAACCATCGGCGTGTCCTCGCGGAAGATCCTGCCCGCCGGCGAGCGCCACCGGCCGTCGGCGAGCCGAGCCCACTCGCTCGGGTGACGAATGTCCGACCGCACGGTGCGGTCGCGCCGCCGCGGTGGCTGGCGAAGCTCGGTGTCGGGATCGCCGGGCACCACGTCGGTGAGTGCGTCCAGGTCGTAGACCTCGCCCTTCCAGGCGGCGTAGCTGGCCAGCTGGACCTCGGTGAAGGCGCACTGGATGGCGGAGAGCAGCTCCCGCTGGTTCCGCGCCACGGCCGCCCAGCCGCGGGCCTGGGGCGAGGACACGCGCAGGCCTCCATCCACCTGCTCCACGACGAGGGCCACCCGGCGCGTCTGGTGCGCGATCGCGGGCGGCCCCATCACCTCTTCGGTGACCTGGCGGCGGAGGGGGCTCGTCATCGGAACCGCCGGGACTCGCCTTGGCGGCGGATCGTGTTGCCCAGGCCGACTGACGGGCGCGTCGGCAGCGGCTGGACCGGCCGCGCGGGCGCCGGGTTGGCGGTGGCCGCGTCCGTCTTGGACAGCTCGGTGAGCCCGTGCACGTAGGCGTCCATCCGGTCCGGGCTGTCGAGCCCCTCCTTCCAGCTGACCAGCTGGTGCTGAAGCTCGGGGAACAGGCCGACGTGGTGCACCTTGCCGTACTCGTGCAGCGGCGCCACCATCTGCGCGCGGAACGTCTTCGTGCCCTTCGGCGTGATCGGCCGGATCGGAATACCGGTCTCTGGCAGCGCGAGCACCTTCGGCACCAGCGGCCACAGGGCGGCCAGGGACTTCTCCATGGCCAGAACCTCCTCCGGCTCCGCGTCGTCGCGCACCAGCGCGCGTGCGGCGACGTGGATCAGCGCTTCGTCGGCCACGCGGGCGCGCTTGCCCGGCATCTTCTTGAACGGGTCCAGCTCGTGCAGCTTGACCGCGTCACGGCGGATGTCCTTCCAGGCTTGCCGGCCGCTCTTGCGGAGCTGGGACAGCGACCGCTCGTAGCGGATGGCGGTGGCGTCGTGGCGGAGCGCGGCGAGGAAGGCCCGGCGGAACCACTGGCCGACGGTCATGTGCCCGGACTCGTCAGCGAGCAGGTAGAAGTGCTCGTCCACGCCGCGGGCCAAGGTGACGATGCCAGCCTCGTCGCCGTCGCCCTCGTTGTCCGCAGGGTCCACGAAGACCTCCGTGCGGAGCAGCTCCGGCGCGACCGGCACGCGGTGGTAGGCGATCCAGGCCAGCTGGAACACGCCACCGGCAGGTGGGTGCGGGTCGGCATCGTAGAGCGCGGCCCAGACCCACTCGCCAACCCGGCGCCGGATATCATCCCAATCCGAGGGCTTCCGACCGCGCGTGCTCACGAGGTACTCGCCGGCCTTACGCCCCAGCGGGTCGTTGCTCTTGGCGATCGCGGGGATAACGAGCTGGTGGAAGTCCGGGCGCTGGCTCTGCTCGTCCTGCGCAATGAGCCGGCCGATCAGGTCGTCCTCGTGCCAGCGGGTGCCGATGACCACCAGGAGCGCGCCGGGCGACAGCCGGGTGGACGCCACCGAGAGGTACCAATCCCACATCAGCTGCCGCTGTTGCGGGCTCCCGGCCTGCTGGGGTCCCTTCACCGCGTCGTCGATGATCAGCACGTCGGCAGATCGACCCGTGAGCGCGCCACCCACGCCGACCGCGACCATGCCGCCGTTCCGCCGGCCGGGCGTGTCGGTCAGGGACCAGTTCGTCTGCTGCGCGCGGTCCGGGTCCAGGATCAGTCCCAGCTGGTCTTCCTGGTGCGCGTAGTGCCGGTCGCCCTTGTAGCCGGCGCCGTAGGTCTCGATCGACTGGCGGACCGCGAGCGTGGAGCGTCCGGCCACGGACTGCTCATAGGAGGCGACGACGATCCGTCGCGTCGGGTCGCGCATCAGGAGCCACAGCGGGACCGCGGTGCCCATGCGCATCGTCTTGCCCTCCTGAGGAGGGGTGGAGATGATCCATCGGCGCTGGAAGCCGGAGTCCGCGGCGATCGCCACCTGATCGAGCGCGGTCATCATCTTCGTCTGGACGGTGTCGGGCTGGATGAACTTGGCGATGTGGCCGGGCGAGGGGAACCGCTCCAGGGCCTTCCGTCGACGGAGGATGCGATCGAGCCGGAGCTGAGCGAGGCGCCGCTCGCCGGGGTTCAGCTCGTCGAGCTTGCGGCGTACCTCCAACTCCAGGTCGATCACCCGACCTCCCCGGACTCGACGAGTTCGCCGTCCACGATGGTCGGATCGAGCTGGAGAACACCCGCTTCGAGCAGCGCGGGGACCTGAGAACTCCGGTCCTCGATGAGACTCAGCACCTGAGAAACCGTCTCGTCGATGCGCTGGTTCGAGATCTGGATCTTCAGCTCCGCGTTGAGCCCGCACAGGTTGGCGATCCGGTCGACCACCCCGAGGATCACGCGCGCGGCCTTCTCGTCGCCGTTGAGCGCCTTCTCCATGAACACCTGCTTGAGCTGCCGCAACGTCTCCAGCTCGTTCGCCAGCTGGTTCTGCCGGAGCGAGAGATCGCCCTCCATCGTCCGGGCCAGCTCTTCGTTGTAGAGCTTCGAGGCCTGGGGCTCCGTCATCGCCAGCTCTTTACCGGCGTCGGTGACGGTGTAGCCCTGGGCGACCAGGCGGAACAGCCGGGTTGCCTTGACCCTCGTCTCCGCGATCGTGGCGCGTGGCGCGCTGGCTTGCCGCGGGTTCACCGCTCGCAGGTTGGACTTCCTCGGTGGCACGTCGTCTCCCTCCAGGGTGAGATCAGGTCGGGAATCTCACGAGACGACGCGCGCTGGTAAGCACGCTGAGTCACGCATGGCGTGATCATAACCCCCCAAATTGGGGGTATGCCACTACGCCATGCGTGTCAGTACAGCTCTGCCCACTGGCGGAACGCATGCGGGGCGAAGGTCTTGGCACCCGCGGCAGCGTTGAACATCGAGACGACGCCCGTCAGCACCGCCGTGTCCGTCGACTTGCCCGCGGTGATGAAGCCTAGGCCTTGCTGGTTGAGCTTCGCGAACGGCGCAGTGTTGCCGACGTACACGTTCGCCGTGGTGATCGGGACGGACATCACCAGGTAAACGACGTAGCCGGCCGGAATCCACACGGGTCCGCTGATCGCCACGTCGATGATCGCGCTCGCGGTCGGCGTGAGCGTGCCGGAGTTGACGACCTTGAGCTTCGCCGGGTCCGCGCCGGCGAACAGGGTCCAGGCGCGCGACGCCGCAGTGGCCGACCCAGCGCCGGAGCGGAAGCCGTAGTAGTAGCGGCCGGGCGACACGCCAATGAAGGTCGCGAAGCTGCCCGCGGCGGCTTCCGACGGGCTGGAGCCGGTGACGAGCGCGCGCTGGTAGCCCTGGATCGGCGGCTCGCCCTGGGGGTTGTAGCGAGGGAACGGCTGGTCTGCACCCTGGCGTCCGAGGATGACCGGCTCCATCTGCGCGACGGTGTAGGCCGCCTGCACAAGCACGGCCGCCGGGACCGGGTGTGCCCCGTCGGCCGTGTAGCCCGGGTTCCACTTCCACGAGGTCTGCGGATCGGCCATCAGCCCGCACCAGTCGATCAGCCCGTCCAGCGGGTGCTGGCGCTCGCCCGTTTTGACCGTTGTCCCGTCGGCGAGTGCCAGTGTCGCGCCGTCCTGGGACAGCCACATCGAGATGAGACCGTAGATGGAGGTGAGATAGCTGGCGTCGTCGGTCGGGTTCTGGGTGGTGTTGATGGCGCCGCCGTTGGTGAACCGCGACTGGTTCGCCGTGGTCGCCCAGGCATCCGAGCTGGCGGAGATCGGCGTGGGGTACCCGGCGCGTACCGGCGGCCCGGCCGCATCGAGCATCTTCCACAGCGTGATCATGTTCGCCTGGACCTGGGCGAACGTCAGGTTCGCGTTGATGTCGTTCATGCACAGGTTCGTCACGGTCGCCGTGCAGCGCGCCACCACGCTCATCTGCCACGGCGCGTTCCCCGGCACGTAGCAGCCCGCACGGTTGCCACCCTGGGCGATCCGCCACCAGCTCGATCCGTCGACCGACCGCGGGAAGACGCCGCACGGCTCGCCGTCTCGCACGTCACCGCCGGTTCCCTGCATGAGACTGTCGCCGAACAACGCGACGCACCGCTTGTTCGGGATGTTGCCGGTGATGGCGGTCGCGTACGGAATCTGCATCCAGGCCGACGCCACCGTGCCGCCGGAGGTGGTGGTGTTCCCGTTCGTCTGGGTCGTGATGCCCGTCTCGGTGAGCGCCGTCCCCGCGGTCGCGGCCGGGAGCGCCGTGGTGTTCAGGATGACCCAGTCGACGAACGGCGCGGTGTTGCTGGCGCCCGCGGCTCCGGCGTACGGCACGCGGTTGGTGGTGCTGCCGGTATCGAACTCGCCGAGGACGGCGATGCAGTCGCCCTGCCGGGTGGTCTCCGAGAGCGGAATGGGCTGGGACCGCTTGTAGTCGCCCGCGGCGAAGAGGACGGTCCCCGCGGTATCGGTCTGGTCCTCCCAGTTCACGACGTAGGTGTTGACCAGGCGCCAGTACGCCGACCCGGCGGCGGGAAGCTGGTTCGTGCCGGCCTGGATGGCGACCCACTTCGAGCCGCCGGAGACGACCTGATCGAGCAGCGCGTAGGCGGTCGCGCTGCTCCACGCCGTGCTGCCGGAGGTCATCCGCGGGTTGCCGGCCGGGTACTCGATGGCCATCCGCGAGGTGACCGAGTTCGGGCCGGGCAGCTCGCACGTAGCGTTCCCGGCCTGTGGCGTGTTCGACGTGGCGATGTTCGCCCACTCCACCTGAAGGGTGTCGGCGCCGGAGGAGATCACCCGGAGCAGCTTCCGCGTGCCGAAGCGGCGGCCCTGGGGGAGCGTGCTGGTGGTGCCGCCGCCTAAACCATTAAAGTGACTCCCATTTGCTACTGGAAGAAAGGTCTTTGATACCGCGTCGGTGTACTTCCTTGTCGTCGGATCAGCGTTCTGACCTGGAGAAACAACGCCAGAAATGAACTTTTGAGCCATTTCACAGACCTCCGCAAAATGCGTACGCCGCTTCAAGCTCGCGGTACATTTCCCAATCAGCGCGGGTTGCGCCCTTCCGTAGGTTGCACGGCGAACAGCTGGCTACGACGTTCGCCCGCACGTGGCCAGGGCTGTACGGGTGCGACAGCGGTACCAGGTGGTCGATGTGCCAGCCGTGCCGATTCAGCCGGGCTCCGCAGTGCTGGCACCTACCCTTGTCGCGCCTGATGATCTCCTGTTTGGTGATCGTGTCGTCCACCGCGATCTCGGACCGGCGAGCTTGAGCACGAGCTAGCCGTTTTGGATCGGTGTAGGACCGGGCTCGATCCATCGAACGAGCGCGCTCCAAGTCGGCAGCACGGCGACGGCGGTTTTCGGCAGCAAAGTACCCCGGATGGCTCGCTGACCACTTAGCGGAACGACAAGCCGTAACGCCCGGGTTTCGCTCGCGCCATCGCCGCATGGATTCGCGAGCACTCACGCGCGCGCCCTCGGGATCGGAGGCGCGACGACCTCGCGCCCTGTGTACGGGGCAGCAGAAACGGGCGTCCGATCGGCGACCTTCCAAGCTCACTTCACAACCCGTTAGCTGGCACGTTCGCGTCATGATCGCCAGCGTACCCGTACACACTTGTCAGGCAACAATCGTGAACTGGTACTGGTTGGTGGCGTAGCCGGTCGGCAGGTAGACGGTCAGGTTGTTCGCGTCGGTCACCGTCGGCGGCTTGTTGTCGGCCCACACCGTGTTGCCCGGGTCGCTACCGGCGGAGCCGTAGCGGAGCCCGAAGATCGGACAGACGTTGCTCAGGCCGTGGTTGATGGTCACCGGGACGAACCCACCGCTGGCCGACCCGACGGTGAAGATGCCGCTCGTTGCGGTCGGGATGGCGCCGGTGATCTTGCGCCCGACCACGCTCGTGTCGATAACCACCGAGCTGCCAGGGGTGGCCGCCACCAGGATGCCCAGGCCGGCGTTGACGTTGACCTGGTTGCCGGACGCGGTGGTGCCGAAGCCGTTCGCCAGCACGAAGGCCGGGAACGGGTTCGTCCAGGTCTGCGCGTCGGTGTCGACGATGATCGCACCGTTCGTCCCGGTGCCGGTCGCGGTCTGCATGTAGAGCACGCGGTTCGTGGCGTTGAAGGCCTCGACGATGGTGCCCGCGATCACGGCTCCCGTGTTGCCGGTCGGCGCGTCGGCCGGCCGGGTCATGGCGCTCGACGCGGTGTTCCACACCCACAGGCCGTTCTGGCTGGCGGTGGTCTGGGCGGTGAGGAGGACGCGGTCGCCGGCGACCATCGTCCGGCCGTTGATCGTGGCACCCGGCGCAGTGATGGTGATGTTCGTCAGAGCCGCGATCGAGGCGTGCTCCTTGAAGTCCATGCCGACCTGGATGTTCGCCAGGGCCGTCTGGAACTGGGCGTACTCGACGGCCTGGCCGCCGACGGTGGCCGCCGCGAGGTTCGCGAACTGCTGCGAGTTCATGTCGACGGCGCCGTTCGGGGCGACCATCGAGGCCCAGCGGATCGCCTGCACGGCGGCCGTGAAGTCGCTGATGGTGCTCGCGGTCTGGGTGCCGTTCATGGTGCCGCGATTGCGCAGGTCGATGGTGACGCCGTTGATCTGGACCTTCACGGTGTTGGCCGTGCTGTCGTACCAGATCCGGCCGTCGTTCGGCGTGGTGCCGGGGTTGCCGGCGATCGTCTCCAGGAGCTGGCCCAGGATGTGGTACCGGCCGGCCAGGTCGATGTCAGTCTCGAACTTCTGGGACATGATCAGCTCCTTACGAGCAGTACGCGCGACCGCTCACCGGGGCGCCGAATTGCAGGACGGTCGAATTCAGATCCGGGTCGAGCCGGTAGCGCCACCACAGCCCGTCGGCCGGGTCCTCGCGCGCGCCCACGCCTTCGAGGCACTGGATGACCGGCGGGTAGCCGAGGCCGTGCGGGATAACCCACTCCGCGCTGGCGAAAGACTGCTCGAACTGGAAGACGCCGGACGGGACGGTGGGTCCGGTGCCGGAGTCGCCCGGCGGGATGTGCACGAGCAGGTCGCGAAGCTCGTAGTCGCCGCCGTCCGGCATCCGGATGGCCCACTTCTGGCCGCCGGGCGCGCACGTCTCGTCCACCACGTAGTAGGTGTCGGCCTGCTCGAACTCGGTGTTCGCGAGGAGGCTAGCGACCCACGCGCCGCTGGTGCCCGTATCGACGGCGACCGCCTGGAGCACCTCGCCCAGCCCGTTGAGAAGAAACGGGTTTCGCGGGGCAATCAGCGAGATCTTCACCGTGACGTTCTGGAGGGCGCGGCCGGCCCCGTCCGTCAGCTCGTTCCTGACCGTTCCGATCACCGGGTCCGGCATCGTCCACCTCCTCGACTTCGAGGATCACTGTAGGGCTGGTGCGTCCTTGCGGGTCGGCTGATCGCGGAACGACCTCGGTCGCGGTCCGCTTGACGTACCGGTGGTTGTCGTCCGGCCAGATGCCCGCAGCGGTGAGCCCGTCGAGCACGGGCTTCAGGGTGTCGGAGGGGTTGTCCGAGTCGGCCCGGCGGTCGCTACCCGGGTACCAGAGCAGCGTCACGTTCACGCGGCCGACGGGGAAGAAATCCTCAGTCTGCTGCCAGTACTTCCCGAGGTAGAAGAGGTCCTGGGCGACCTCGCGGTACTCCTTGTGCGCCGACGCCCAGTGCTTACGCCGGTTCGCGGACAGCGGCGGGCGCTGATACGGAAGCTCGAACACCCACCGCCGTCCCACGTCACACCGTCACAGCGGGCTTGGCTACCACGCCGCCGGAGCTGTTCACCGGCGCCGTGACCTGGGTCCGCACGAGCAGGCTCAGCACCGCCTGGACCATGAGCATGATCTCGACCTGCTGTTCCGGGGCGAGCTTCAGTCCGAACGCCAGGCTCAGCGCGATGCCGGCCTTGAACAGGCCGGTGATTGCCGGGACCGCAGTGCCGTCGCGCACCACCACCGCCTGGATCACGCCGACGATCGCCACGGCGAACGCGGAGATCACGCCCTGGGTGTCGACGCTGATCGGGAAGAAGAACGCGCTCACGAACTGGACGACGGCCGCAACGAGCGCGAGCCACAGCACAGGGTCTCTGCCGAAGATCTTCAACTTCTTAGCCTTCCTACTTCGTCGTGTAGACCAAGTTCGAGGCCGTCGGCCCCGCACAGACGTAATCCCAGCTGATCGACTCGCAACCGTCGGGAACCTGCCACCAGGCGCGCGTGTTCGCGGCCAGCGTGTCGAGATGGATCGGCGCGTGGACGCCGTTGAGGTAGACGTTAAGGTCGGCGATGTCGTTGTAACCGCTCGACAGCGAGAACCACACCTCGTCGACGACCTGGCTCTTCTTGGCCGTCTCGATGGTGCGGTGCCGGTACTGCCGCGCCGCGCCGCCGGGCGCGTAGCTCTCCGGTGCCATTCCGGGCATGTCGTTACCTCCGATGATCGGCGCGGCGTGCACCGCGAGCGGCGCCTCCCCGCTGTTCAGGTCCACGCCGGAGGCCGTGATGCCTGCGACGGTGCCCGTGGAGCTGTGCTGCCACGTGCGGTAGGGGTTCTTCGGCTGGGCGCCGTAGCGGGCGATCCAGGGCCACGTGTCCGGCACCGCGGCGCGCACGGCCGCGAGGATGTAGCCCATCATCGAGTCGTTCGCGTAGAAGACGGGCACCTGTCCGTTCGCCACGGCCTCGGTGAGCCATTCGATCGCGAAGGCCGTGGCCGCCGCGCCCGGCACGAACGGGCTTTCCAGGTCCAACGCCGGCGAGAGGTCGATGGCGCCGCGCCCGGCCGCCGTACGGAGCAGGAGCTGGTACTGGTCCCGCGCGGAGCCAGGCTGGGCGTAGCCGTAGCCGCCGATGGAGAGCCCAGCCGCGTGCGCCCGCGTCGGCCAATCCAGGGTGTCGCGCAGGGCGAGCCCGTCGGTCATCTTGAAGTAGGCGAAGGAGTAGCCGGCGCGCACGACGGCGCCGAAGTCGTTGATCGTCTGGTACTTCGGGTACGCGTCAAATCCTTGCAATTTCCAGCCCTCCTTCCACGTAGCTCGCCGCACGACGCATCAGCTCCGGGTCATCCTGGAACATCCCCAGCGCCGTATTGCAAGATCGGCACAGAAGTCCTCGCCGACGAAGGTCGTCATGGTCATGATCAGCGTGCAATCCCTCACCCGACGGCGGTCGCCCGCACAACGCGCATCGGTTGCCCTGCTCGATCAGTGCCAGGTCGTATTCCAGCTGGCTCCAGCCCGTCACTTTGGCTCGATCGCTAGTACGCATCCGTTCGCGGCAGGTGGCCGCAACGCCGCGCGCGTCTTTCGACTTCATGGAGTACACCTTCACGAAGTAGCCACACCGGACGCACCAACGGCGCCCGTCGGGCCTCGTTTCCGCCAAGCCGTGATGGCCTTTTCGATGGATCTTGAACTTCGGCGGAAGGGTCCCGTAGCTCCATGCTTTCTGATGGTGCGGCTTGCACAGTGCTCGCGAGTACACCACTCGATCACAGCCGGATTCATCTGCGCACAGCTCGGTATCGTCGAAACCCTGGGCCACGTCAGCTCACCACCGGAACCGAGCAGTCACCGTGTTGGGCCAGGAGCGCCTGCATGTCGGCGAAGGAGATCCGGCAGCGGCCCGACAGCGCCCACGACGGGCCCCACGAGTTCGTCAGCTCGACTTCCTGGTTCTCGAAGTCGATGCCGGTTCCGTCGATCTGGTGGCCGCCGGCGAGTCCCGAGGACTGGTCGACGTGGATACGGCCGTACTTGTCGGGGGTGAACATCGAGTTGTACCAGGGCACGCCGAACGAAACCGGGTCGACCTGGAGCAGCTTTTTCACCGTGGCGAAGGAGAACGCGTGCTTGTAGCCGGAGATCAAGCCCATCTTGCGGAGCAGCTTCATCGACCACAGGCCGGTGCTGCCCGTGTCGTCCGGCGGGTAGACGCCGGGGATCTGGGAGTTGTCGAGCGCGGTCTCCTGCTCGTAGAACTTGATCGCGTCGGCCGGGCCGTACTTGAAGCTGGTCCGGTAGAACGGCTCCGTCATCATCAGGCCCAAGCCTGCGAACGCCGTGCACGCGCCCAGCTGACCCTGATCCCAGACCGGCGCAACCCGCTTGTGGAAGGTCGTCACCTCCTTGGTGACGTGCTCGACGAGGTCGGCGGCGTTGTAGTTCAGCGAGCGTGTGTCGTGCAGGACGTGCCGCCCGAGGCCGGGCTTCTGCTCCAGCAGGTGGAAGTACTGGCCGCGGACGTGCGGTACGCCCAGGTCGGCATCTCCGTCGGCCGGCCGGACCTGGTCGGCGTAGTCGGCCACGCCGTCGCCGTCCGTGTCAGTGTGCTTTGCCATGGTGGTTACCTCCGAGGGAAAGCGTACGTGCTCTCCCCCTCGTTCTGGGGGGAGGGCACGGTGGTCAGCGCGGGGTTTCGGGACGGTCCCAGTACTCGCCGTTCGGACGCCACGGCAGCATGCCCGGATGACCGCGCACGAGTCCCGTCGGCCAGTCCCGCTCTTCACGCTGGCCGCGCCAGGAGACGAACTCCGCGGCGGCCTGGTCGTGCTCACCACGGCGCAGGCCGAACCCGAACTCCGGCCACCCGAGGTACAGCGACGAGCCGCGTGGGCGCATGACCCGACGGCCGGAGCCGTCCTTGCCGTTGCCCGCGTGCGCCTCGGTGATGATCGCGCACCCGTGGCGGGCCCGGATGTTGTCGAGCACCTGGACGATCGCCCGCGCGGCCTGTGAGCTGTTCTCGTCCTCGTGATGCAGCTTGTAGAGCGGCCCGACGGCGAGGATGTCCGGCGACGTTTTGGCCACGAAGCGCTCCAGGCGCGCCACGTCGCCACCCTTGAGCAGGTCGATGCCCTCGGTGGCGAAATCCATGTAGAGCTGCTTCTCCCAGCTCAGCGACGGCAATCCGATGGCGCCGCGGCACGAGTCGACGAGCTGGATCATCCGGCGGTACCGGCGCTTGGATTGGCTCTTCGTGTTCTCGCAGTCGATCACCGTCACGCGGAGCGCGCTCTCGCCGTCGTAGATCGGCTCACCGCGGAACGGATGCAAGCCTGCCGCGAGGCAGCACAGGATCTGGGCCACCAGCTCCGTCTTCCCGAAGCCCTCTTCGCCGGTGATGACCATCCGGTCCATGCGCTCGATGAGCCCTGGTACCAGCCAGTCGTATTCGATCTTCTCCGAGAGCAGGTCGGCCAGCGTGAACGGCTCATCTTGATCGGCGGGGACGGACAGCTCCTCGATCTCGTCGACCGCGAGCCGGAGCTGTGCCGCCGCGGCCGTGACCGGCAGCGAGTCGCCGTTCTCCCACTCGGCATCGAGCCGCTGCATCAGGCGGTCGCACTCCTCCGCGAGCCGACGGCGGCCGTACAGCTCGCACACCCGGGAGGCGTAGCTGGCAGCGTTCCCGGGGTAGCTGTCGTGCTGGAGGATCGTGACCAGGTCGCCCGCGGGGATGCGAGAGACGAGGCCCTGATCAAGGATGATCGCGAGGACGGTGTTCACGTCCACCTCATCACCACGGATGATCATGTCGCGGATGATGGCGGCCAACACCTGGTGCTGGATGCCGTAGAAGGCCTCTGGTGGGACGGCCAGGAAGTGCGGCTGGGTGACCTCGGGATTCCGGAACAGCGCGCTGAGCAAGGCCCGCTCGTTCATCACGTCGTGCGCATTTCGTGCCACGTCAGACTCCCTCGACTTCGGTGCCGTTACGGAACGGATGGCCCATCAGCACGCACACCAGGCCACGCCGGTAGTACTTGATCCACTGCTTGCGGTCGGCCAGCTGGAACTCCGCCGGGTCCATGCCCGGCGGCGCGCTCTTCGGGTGCGGCGCTTCGTACTTGCGACCGGTGCGCGCGGCCACCTCTTCGGCGGCGGCGGCGTGATACCGATCCAGGAGCCACGCCTCTGCCTCGTCGGCCGTCATCGCCGGAGCACCGTCGAACCCGGCCGTCCGGCACTCCGCGGACTCCCACACGTCTCCCTTGAGCCAGCGCTCGAAGTCCTTCCGGAACTTCGCATCCGGATGAGCAGCGAGGTACGGCGGGATGGCGGCGAGGATCGTCTCGACGGTGGTGCGTTGGATCGCGCGAGCCCACTCGGCCCAGGCCGTCCTCTTGGCGCCCTTCAGCCCGTAGGCCTTCCAAGCCGCTTCGAAGTCGTCGGAATAGTCGACGACCGTCCGAGTCTTCTTCGGCTTGGACGCGACAGCGTCGTGATCTTTAGGTTCTTCTTTGGGTTCTAAGACACGGTTATGGGTCTCAATTTGAGACCCCTTCACCTCAATTTGAGACCCCTGGAGGTCTCGATTTGAGACCCCCCCGACGGCTGGGGTCTCAATCTGAGACCCCTCGATGGCGTCCACATCGAGGTAGAAGATCGTCGACCGGTTACGTCGGAACTCGCGCTTCAGAAGCCCCTCGTCCTCCAGCTCCTTCAGCACGCGCTGGACGGAGCTTTCACCGGCGCCGGACTTCCGGGCCAGGGTGGAGATCAGGAGGAAGCACGAGCCCTCGTCGTTGGCACTATCGGCGAGCGCGAGCAGCACGAGGCGCTTCGTCGCGGGGCCGATGCTGGACCGCCAAACGGTGGTCATCAAGGAGATGCTCACGCCGACTCGCCACCCTGAGGTGCGAAAATGTCGGCGGGGATGGTTACAATCAAGGCACGTGCCCTTCGCTTAGCTAATTGTCGGTGGTACGGGTCCTTGGCCGGACGAAGTTCGAAGCGTGAAAGAGCCGGGTCCTTGTCGGAGGGACCCGGCTCTTCGCGTTGCTAGGGGGGTAACGTCTTCACGGCTTGGCCTTCCGTACGAGTCGGAGGGCCAAGCCCTCCACGGGGGTCATCCGAGCATAGGCCGGGAACGGTCGTTCTCCGCCGGACTCCACGGCGCGTCGGCGATCACCCATCAGAACAGGCTCTGCACCGGCTGCACGCCGCCGTCGGGCTTCCTCTCCTCGCCGGCCAAGTCCCGCGCCGCGCTCGCTCCGGCCGCGGTCAGCGTCCACAGCTGCCAGTCCGATCCCTTGTGCCGCCGGGTGTTCCCGAGACCGTCGGCGGTGAGCACCGGCGCCACGAGCCCACCGTCCACCAGCTCACCGCGGCGCGGTCGCTCCGAGTTCTGGTCGATCTCCAGCCGCTCCTGGATCTCGAAGTCAGTCAGGTCGCCCCAGCGGTAGAGCGCGAGCAGCACGGCGGCGCGCTGGGTTCCGCTCCGCGGCCGGATCGCGGCGGCCGTGGCCCGGCTCGTCGGCAGCGCATCGGCGCGTACCTTGCCCTCGCGGTTGCCCGCGGCGGTGGTGCGGATCTGGTCCTGGCCGTCGGCGAGCCGCTGGATGATGCAATCGACCTCCAGGCGGAGACCAGCAGCCACTTGGCGGAGGTCGCCCGGCGTGCGGACCTGATCGAGGTCTCGCGCGAGGTCGCGCGCCCGTTCGGCGCACTTCATCGCCTCATCGAAGTGGGTCACGATGTCAGCTCGATTCGGATCTTGACGCGGTTGCCGTCCGGCGTGATCGCGTCGAAGTCCGACCAGTCCGGAGCGTTGAACAGGCTGCCGGACTGGATCGCCGGCTCCGCGCCGGACTTGAGCTGGTTCCACACCCAGGTCGCGGCGTCTTCCTGGAGTTCGGCCTTCGTGGCGTGGGAGTTTTCGGCCATGATCTATTTCTCCTTGGGGTCGTGACGGATGATCCTGACGTGCTCGCGGGGGCTGAGCCCCCATTCCTCGGCCAGCGCGAAGCCGTGCTGGGTGACGTTCTCGCCGACGACGTATCCGGCAGCGACCAGTTCGAAGTACGCGAGCAGGAGCGGCACCTCGAACAGCTCGTCCGCGGGCGGCGCGTACTTCCGTATGGGGTGCCCGGCCCAGGCGTAGATCCGGCCGTTGACGATCTCCTTCAGCATGGCCAAGCGCTGCTTGGTCTGCTCGAACGGCGGCGCCTCGGTCACTTCACCAGCCCCCATTGCCGCGCGACGACGAACCCCTTCGGCGTGTAGTAGTGGGCGATGATCAGCCCGGCCTCGACCAGCTCGCGGTACGTCTCCTGACCGCGGAGGTCGAGCTTCCCGAAGTCGACGTGTGCGGACTGGTCGTCGGCGATGAGGAGGTCGCCGCGGATGGCGAGCATGAGCACGGCGGCGCGCTGGGGCGTCCGTTCGAAGGGCTTCGACTTAGCCATGGAATGTCCACCACCCGTCGAACCCCTCAGGGATGGCCGGGAACGCGTCGAGCATCGGCCGGAGGAGGTCCAGGTCATCCTGGATCGCCGAGGGCGCCTGCTCGCCCCAGTACCCCTCACCGTCCCAGCGGCCCGTGGTGGTGCCGCCGTAGCGGCCGTCGCCGTGGGCCTGAAGGAACTGCTCGGTGGTAACCGGCTCCACGTCCTGGTAGTCCCACAGCGTGCCGATGCACGCCACGGTGACGCCCTTGCGGCGCCGGAACCAGACGGCGGTGGCTCGGCAGTTCCAGAAGCCGCCGTACTTGGTGGGATTGAACCGCTTGTACAGGCTCCCCAGGTCGACCGCGTACGGCCGGTGGCTCATGAGGAACCGCTCCTCGCGCTTCACTGGTCGCCCCCGAGAATGTCCCGGATGCGAGCGATTGCGTAATCCTGATCGCCCATTCCGATCAACCTCTGGCTGTTCAGAACCGAGCGGATCTCGTTGAGCCGGACCGCCTGCTTGCGCTCCCTATGCCTCAGCTCGTCGTACGCCTTCCGCCACTCCACGTCCGTCTCGACGAGTTCCGCGCGCAAGGCATCGACGCTTCCGAGCTTCACGGCGTCGGCGGGCATCTCGCCCTGGTGGTATTCGGGAGCAGGAAGCGGCCGCGTTTTGTTGTCGAGCAGGTTCCAGTAACCACCGGCGCCGCTGTTGATGAGCGCTCCCAGTATCGGGCTCCACCACAGCTCGGGCGTCGCGGGCACGGGGTCCTTCCCGGGGTCCATGCACTGGCCGGTGAACTCGGTCATTTCCCCTCCAAGATGGCGCGGATGGCGTCGAACGCGTCCAGCTTGTCGAGGAACGCTCCGTTGTCGTAGTCGGCGACTGCTGCACGAGCGTCGGCAATCACGGTCTCGGCGGCGATCAGCTGGTTCTGGGCGGCATTGAAGGCCTTCTCCAGCCATTCCAACCTGTTCACTTTTCCCCCTTCGGGAACGTGCGCGTGACGGAAGTCCCGCGCTCCTTGATGATCTTCGTGTGGGCGTCGGTGACGGTGGCGCTGACCTGGTCCAGCTCCGCCTGAGCCAGCTCCGCCTGGAGCTTCTTGACCTTGGTCACCTGGGGCTCGAACTTGCCCAGGCCGACGAGCGTCTTCATCACGTCGGCGAGCAGCCCGGCGAGTAGCTCGCGCGAGCGGTCGCCCTGGCCGGAGAACTCCGCCTGGAACAGCTCGAACAGCCGGGCCTTCGCGTCCGGAGTCTCGATGTGCGCCGCCGCGACGGCGGAGATCAGCGCGTCGAGATCGAACTTGTGCTCGTTGATCAGGTCGGGCCGGACGGTGATGGTGCTGCCGTCGGTGTCGACGATGGCCAGCAAGCCGTTCGGCACACCGTCGGAGTCCCCGTTCACCGTGAGGAGCGCGTGCTCGCGGAGCACGTCCTTCACGGTGCGGGCGGTGTCGGTGAAGGCGCGGCCGTAGTCGGTCAGCGTCTCGTTCATCGCACCGAAGCGGCGCACCAGCGCGGCGGCGTCCTCCGGCGTCTTGATCTCCCCGGCCTTGGCCAGCTCGTCGGCGAGCACCGAATCCACGCCGTCGCGGAGAGCGCGGCGGAGGTCAGGCGTCGCGGGAAGCTGGCGGCCGTCGTGCAGGACCAGTTCGTTCTCGTCGGTCACTTGCGGCTCATTCCCTTCGAGTACTCCACGAGCACGTCGCGCGTGGGGTCGTAGCCCGGCGTGTCCAAGACGGCGGCGACGACACAGCACAGGCAGGACTCGTTGATCTGTCGGCCATCCCGAGTCGGGACGTAGATGGTGGCCTCGACGACGTTCCCGATCGTCGAGCAGACGGGGCAGGCCGCGCCGAAGTCGTCGACCTGGTCGGTCCAGACTTCGCGGTATTCCACAGTGACGGACGGGCTGCCGGTAAGGCTGATCGTGGTGGACATGGGTTGATCGTACCCCCCATTTTAGGGGGACACAAGTAACCCCCCGGCATCCGCGACCGGGGGGCTACTTCTCAAGCTGGAGCGCGAGGTGTGCAGTCACCTCGTGGCCGCTCCGTCAGATCAGAAAGGCGGCTCGTCGGGGAAGCCGGCGCCACCACCGCCGCCGCGGGAGAAGCCGCCGCCCTGGGGCGCGCTGCCCCACGGGTCGTCGGCGGGCGGGCGACCGCCGTACTGACCGCCGCCGCCCTGCTGGTTCCCGCGGTTCTGCTGGCGCTCGTAGCTGTCCCCGCCGCCGCGCTGCACGCGCTTCACGGCAACCTGGGCCCAGCGAAGCTCGGGGCCGATGCCGTCCACCTGGACCTCCAGGGTGTACCGCTTGCCGCCCTCCTTGTCCTCCCAGGGGCGGTTCTCCAGGCGTCCGGTCACGATGACGCGGTCGCCCTTACCGAGGCTCTCCGCGACGTTCTCAGCCTCTTCACGCCAGATGTTGCAGCGATACCAGGTCGTGTCGCCGTCGAGCCATTCGCCGGCCTGGTTCTTCTTCCGCGCGCCGACGGCGACACTGACCGTGCAGACGGCCACGCCGCCCGACGTGAACCGCAGCTCGGGGTCGCCGCCAAGGCTCCCGATGAAGGTGATGGTGGCCTCTCCAGCCATGACGTTCTTCCTCTCGATGGTGCTGCTTGGGCAGGACGGTCAGTGCTCCCAGGGGCGCGCCGGGGGCGGCTCCTGGTTCCGGGGCGACGTGCCCAGGGTGTTCCCCATGCTGACGCCCAGCGAACGGGCGACGGACTGGAAGCCGGACAGCTGGGAGCGGAGGTTGTGCTGGTTCCCCTGGAGTGCCTTGACCAGCATTTTCGCCTCACCGGCCTCGTACTGCTCGTCCGCCGACGCGAGCCAGGCCTCAGCCTCCTGCTGCTTCTGGTTCTTCGCGTCCGACTTGGCCAGCGCCAGGTTGTACTTCAGGTTGAGATCGTGCTCTGCGGCGTGCAGGCGCCCCATCTGCTGGCGGAGGAACACCTCGCTGTTCTCCAGCTGCTCCAGAATGGAGACGATCTTCAGCTCCACGTCCTGGGGCGTGTAGAGCACGGTCGGGTCCAGCGCGGGCAACTTCTTCGTCAGCGGGTCCAGGGTGTGCTCACCCTCGCGTGGGACGATGGGCACGCCGGTACCGGGCCTCGGTGCCTCGCGCCGGGCGAGATCCGTGCTCACGGTGTCCGGCTCGCCCGGCTCCGGTCCGTCGTGCAGCCCGGCGCGGAACTCGTGGCCGTAGTCGAGCGGCGCCGCCTGAGCTTCGTCCGGCTCGTCCTCGACGCGGTCGATCTCGGCAGGAACCGCGGCCACGGCAGCGATGACCTCCTCGACGACCTCGGCATCCACCGTCTCGGGCTCGACAGAGTCCTGAGTGGACTGTCCGTAGACTCCGAAGGCGCCCTGCACCACGGCCTCCTTGCTCGCGTAGTCGTCCTGCACCGGCTCGCCCGCGACGCTCCGGACCTCAGCCTCAGCCTCGACCTTGCGCCGGGCGGCGTCCACCTTCTCCTGGGCGTCGCGCTTCATCCGAACTGACAGCGGCTCTTCCTCGAACTCCGGCAGCTCGTACTCGACAGCGTCGGGCGGCTCGTCCTCCATCGGGAAGCCCAGCGTCTCGCCGCACGCGCAGACGAAGCCGTCGGTGGCGCTGAAGCTCGTGGAGCCCTCGTGGTCGGCGTGCTCCGGCCAGTACTCAGCGATCTTGTTGCTCGTCACTGGGCACCACCGGCGGGCATCGCGGTGTTCGGGTCGATGCCGAAGTTCCCCAGGCGCGCGCGGATGTGCTTCTCCAGCGGCAGGCCGCCGACCTCGAACCCGAGCATGCCGCGCTGGGCGGAGTAGGCGTGCACCTGGTTGATCCGCGCCACGGTCAGCTCCGGGTCGTTCAGCTGGCGACCGACCCAGTCGGAGAACTCGATGCGCTTCTCCGGCGTCATGCTGCCGTCGGGCGCGCCGGTGGTGTCACCGCGCTGCTCCGCCTGGCGCCGCTCGCGGGCCTCGGACTGGGCACGCTGGTAACCCTGACCACCACCGGTCGGCTGGGCGAAATCGCCGGGGCGCTCGCTGTCCGGGTCCGGGTCGTCGGTGGCGATCATGAACGCCTGGGTGAGCGCCGACTTCATGGCCATGGTCATCGCCTTGGCTGACGATTTGTCGCTGGAGTCCTTGCCCTCGCCGATCGAGCCGACCGTCAGCATGGTGCCGTCGACCAAGCTCGTGAAGGTGTACTCCATCGTCACCCACACCGAGGTCCACATGGTGTAGCCGGAGCCCTCCTTGTACGGCTTCTTGTCCTCGGACCGCTCGCGCGAGACCACGCGGGACTGGACGAACACGCCGTGGTCGCGGAAGGCCTGCCCCAGCGCGGCGGCGGTGTCCTCGAACCGGCGGAAGGCGTACTTCGTGCCACCACTCCGCTTGCCGTCGTCGTACTGCCCGGCCTTGGGAACGTAGGTGACTTGCTGCATGACGGCCGCGACGGCGGCGAGGATCTTGGGCGCGCCGTCGGGCGCGGAGTCCTGGGCAGGCACGGTGTGTTACTCGCTCTCGTTCGGGTTGATGATGACGCCCTTGTCGACGTAGATCTTGAGCAGGTCTTCGACGGTCGCCGGGACGGACTTCCCGGCGGCCTCGATGCTCTTGAACGCGGCCGTCTTCTGGTCCTTCGGCACCCGGAAACGGATGCGCTCCCGGTCCTCGCCGTACTCGCGCGGCTTGATCTTGCCCACGCCCAGTTCGCGCGCCTCGTCGCTGTCGGTGCTGAGAACCTCGGTCGGGTACTCGATACCGGCGGCGGCGTCGCGCGCGGCCTGCTCGGTGGCGAAGATGGTGCCTTCCCACCGGGGCTTCTTGTGCTGGGTCACGGCGATGACCCAGCCCACGATGGGCACCGCTTCGGCGGCAGCCTGGAACAGCGCGGCACGAGCCACACTGGCCAAGGTCTGACCCTGAAGAAGTGCCCGCTTCATGGCGGCCTCGTACACGTCCAGCTGAATCCACAGCTCGACGGACACGCGGCCGGCCTCCTCCGGGGCTGTCGTTGCGTTGTCCATACGAGCATCTTACCCCCTATGATGGGGGGTAACACAAGCCCGACACCTGGAGCGATCATGGCGAAACGTCCTGCCCCGAACTGGCGCGAACTGCGCGAACGGCTCTGGATGCGCAGCAACGGGTATTGCGAGGTCAGCGGCGTACCGCTCGACTTCGACACCTTCGACGCGCACCACCGGCGGAACAAGCAGATGGGCGGCACGTACCGCCTGGACACCGACACCCTGGCCAACCTGATCGCGGTGGACCCGATCGTGCACAACGGCCACCGGAACTCGATCCACCAGGCTCCGCTCTGGTCGCGCCCGCGCGGCTACCTGCTCCACGGGAACTCGGTACCCGGCGACGAGCCGATCCTCTACCGCGGCCAGACTTGGCTCCTGCTTAACGCCGGGGGCACGCACGAAGTCCTCACGCCGGACGATCCGCGCGTCGCCGACCGCCTGGCTTGATCAGCGAGAAGCCCCCACTCCTCGCCGTAGGAGTGGGGGCTTCATCGTCACCATGCCTGCCCAGGCACGAGCCACCTTGTCCAGGGGGGCCGGACCCAAGTGTAAGGCTCGATCAGCTGAAAGTGCGCAAGGTGAGCGTCTGCTTCACGCCGTTTTGCGCATCCGCTGTTTCGTTGATCCCGACCACCGACGCGTAGATCGGACCGCCCATCCCGCCCGCGTCGTCGATCGTCACCACGTCCTGGAGCTGGAGCCGCGGGTCGCCGACGATGCTCGCGCTCTGGAAGTAGGGCTGAGCCTGCTTCACGTCGGCGAGCAGCGACGGCGCGAGCAGGCCGCCGATGGTCAGCGCGTCCTGGTGCCAATCGTCCTGGGGCAGCGAGAGGTTCCGATCGCCGAACTGGGCCTGGCTGGCGGAGTCCATGATCGAAGCAGAGCCCGAGGAGTCGGCCACCAGGATGATGCCCTTCACGTGGAGAAACGGCGTCGTGTCCTCCACCGACTCCTGCATGGTCGTCGCGGCGTCGTTGGTGATGAACACGCGCATGTGCCGCTGGTTCTGGTCGCCGGTGGTCCAGCCGGCCCAGGCGTAGACGTTCACGCCGGTGCCGACCGGCGGGCATCCGCTCGGATCGCCGTTGTTGCCAGGCTGGTGGCCGGCGTAGCCGTCGAGCCAGAAGTCCGGCTTGTAGAAGTTCATCACGTCCTTGCAGGCGAAGCCGCCGCCGGAGATGCTGCCCTGGGTCTGGGGGTGCCAGCTCACCTGACCCACGCGGATGGACTGCACGCCCGACAGCGTGATGACGCCGGTGCGGTTGGAGTGCGCGCCGGTGAGCCACTGCCCCGGGTCGGTGGTGGCGTAGGCGACGCCGTCCTGAGCCACCTTCGTCTGGACGAAGTACGTGATCCGGTTGATGATCGAATCGAAGGTGGTCTGCGGGTTGATCTCGTCCATGTCGTCGATGCTCAGCGTCCGCACCGACAGGCCGCCGGAGTGCTTGGCCTGGATGTTCAGCCGGTTGGCGAAGTGCATCACCCCGAACTCGTCGGCGGCCAACGAGCCCATGTCCGCGGAAGCGGCCGCCTTGAGCACCTCCCAGGACTCCACGCTCTGGAGGTCCGGCAGCCAGTTCAGGCGCATGACCGAGGTATCGATCTGGGCCCGCGGGTTCGCCTGGTCCTTCGGCCAGGTGACGCTGCCGGATGCGGTGTCCGGCATCCACCAGAGCTGCCAGTACTGGCACGGGCCGTTGATGGCCAGCGTGACGTAGTTGGTGTTCGTGGTGTCGAACCCGCGGGTGACCGACGTGATGCCGCCCGACGTGCCGCCGGTGCCGCGGTTGGTGATCGTGCCGTCCACGTTCGAGAAGAGCGTGATCGAGGTCGACACGAACGAATAGTCCACGGCGATGTAGTGCCAGCCGGTGGTGAGGCCCGACGGCGTGAAGGACCAGTTCCACATCTTGACCTGGCCGGAGTTCTGCACGTAGCCGGTGACGAGGCCGGTCTGGTGCGAGACGGACAGCGACATTAGCGCCGGCTGAGCCTCGGTGGGTGACCGCCGCTGCTCCAGGAGCACCGTCATTGAGCTGGTCTGGGCGATCGCCGAATCGATGTACACCCAGCCGCCCAGCGCGAGCTGGTTCGCTCCGTTGGTCGGCGCCGGGGCGGCCACGAGCACCGCGGCGGACGTGTGGGCGGCGCACGTGTTGAACAGCCGGAGCCCGGTCGGATCGAGCCCACGCGGCTTCAGCGCCTGACCGTACCGGCCAGCGACGTAGTTGTCGGTCGGGTAGCCCGTCGACGAGTCGGGCGCCGGCGGGGTGATGTACGACGAGACGTTGAAGGCGGACCCGTTGTTGATCAGGTCGGCATCCTCGATACCGATAGTGCCGATTTCCGGCAGGAAGCCGTGGCACAGCGGCCAGCTCAGCACCGCGTTCGCGTGCGGCGCCGGGCCCTCGTAGACACCGGAGCTACGGAGCGTGTACTCCAGCACCCACGACAGCGGCAGCGTGCCGCGGTCGACGCTGATGCCGTACTTCGGCCCGGCGCCCTGGGCCCACACGGGCAGCGTGACCGGGTTGGTCAGGATGCCGGAGAGGTCGGTGCACGTCACGACCACGTTGCCGTCCTTGCGGCTGGGCAGCGCGCCCTGGATGAACCCGGTGAAGCGCCGGACCGCTGTGGTTCCGGTGGACGTTTTGACGAGCAGGTTCAGGTACATCGGAGTGCCGACGGCGCCGATCGTGCCCGGCCAGAAGCCGGAGTAGGGCGAGAACATCCGCCATACCGGCGTGCCGTCGGCCACGGCGCCCTCCAGCGTGATCTGGAGCTGGGCCCCGGAGTAGCCCTCGGTCACTTCGAGCTTGTCGGGGAACGCGCCGGTCAGCTGCCGGTCGACGGTGTACGACGAGTAGTTGTCGGACAGGTCGTTGTTGGTGTAGCTGTAGCTGCCGTCGCGCTGCCAGTCGAACCTCAGCTCCACGCCGAAGTACCGCTTCTGGCCGGGCGCGAGCGCGTCGGCCAGCGCAAGCGAGGTGGGCGACCCGTCGTTGAATTGCATGGTGCCTCCGGCGTCAGGCTTCGAGCAGGGCGAGCGAGCCGGACGTGCGGGTGCCCAGGTACTCGCTGTGCTGGGGGAAGTCGTTCACGATGACCTTCGGAACGCCCGTCCCGAGAACCCAGGCCCGCGGCGTGTCCGTAGTGGCGCGCTGCCCCTCCAGCTGGCAGGCCAGCACCACCGTGGTCCCGGCGGCCGTGAGGTTGAACGTCGGCATGACGGCCTGGACGGTGCCGTTGGTGGGCACGGTGTAGCGGATGTACTTCCGGGTGGCGTCCGTCGGGTCGGTGAGCACGGTGACCGTGACCGTGGTGGGACTGGCGCCCGGTGTGGCGTAGGTCAGGATGCCAGGCGTGGCGGAGCCGGAGATCAGGTAGAAGCTGAAGATCACCGTCTCGCCGGGGATCACCGGGATCACCGTCTTGCCGCATGCCACCGCGCCGGCCGCGGTCGCTACCCACTTCGCCGCGAAGGACGGGCCCGGCGTCGTCTCGGTGGTGGTGGTCACGTCAACCCGCTGGCTCGTGAGCATCAGCTTCGTGTTCGCCTGGGCGGAGACGACGCCGTTCGGCGCCACGAACGGCACGGTGCGCGAATAGCTCGACATCGTGTCGGCGACCGCCGCGTGCAACACGTTCATCCGCCGCGGGTCGCGCAGGAAGTACGGCCCCGCGATCGAGCCGCGGTACAGCATCTCGAACCAGCTCAGCGCCCGCCGGTCCATGCCGTCCAACGGGATGTTGAACGAGCGCTTCCAGCCGAACACGTCCTTCGTGTGCATCCCGGACAGCGGCTCCTGGAGCGCGCCGAACTCCACCATGCCGGAGTCGAAACCGTCCGCGCCCACGTCCATCGCCATCAGCCGTCCGTACGGTCCGACGTAGATCAGGCCCATGGCTTCACCTCCTGGAGTTGCTCTTGTTGACCCTATTCACCGCGCTGGCGGTTTCCTGGGCCGACACGACCACCTGGACGCCGGTGAGCGCGTCGGCGAGCGCGGCCGGGAGATCGCCCTGTCCGGCCATCACGCCGGCGAGCCGGTTCGTGGCGTCGGCCTGAGCCTGTCCGGCGACTGCGGCCTTCTGGGTGAAGTCGGGCACCGACGGGATGATCGGCGCCGACACGCCCGGCGTGGTGATGTTCATGGCGTCGCTGACGGCGGCGGCCATCCGCGCGGCCTCGCCGACCGCCGCGCCGGTCTTGATCTTGATACCGTCGGCCAGGGCCTGGACGATCGACATACCGGAGTAGAGCGTCCAGCCGCGCCCGGAGAACGGGCCCTCCTTCGCCGGCGAGAAGGGGAGCAGTGATCGGACCTTCCCGAGGATGTCCTTCACGACGCCGCCCAGCGCACCCGCGGCGGCCTTGATGCCGTCGATGAGTCCCTGAATGATCGCCTTGCCCGCACGGAAGAGCACGCCGCCCAGGTCGCCCAGGGCACCGAGGATCTTTCCGGGGATGCCCTTCACCCAGTTGATCAAGTCGACGATGCCCTGAGAGGTCGCCTGCACGGCGGAGTTCCATGTCCGGTTGAAGAAGTCGCGAATGTTGGAGATCAAGTTTCCGATGGCGGTGATGGCGCGGCCGGGGAGGTTGCGGAAGAAGTCGACGACGGCCACGACGCCTTCGGCCACAGCCGTTTTGGCGCTGTTCCAGGTGTTGACGAAGAAGTCGCGCAGGCCGGTCGCGAGCGACTGGATGCCGGCCCAGATTTTGCCGGGGAGCGAGGCGAAGAAGCTGCCGACCGCGTCGACGCCGTTGATCACCGCCGTCTTCGCGGCCTCCCAGGCGTTCACGAAGAAGTCGCGGAGCCCGGTTGCGAGGGTCTGGAGGGCGTCCCAGATTCGGCCCGGCAGGGCGTGGAAGAAGTTCACCACGGCCTCGATGCCCTGGGTGGTGACCTGCACACCCCACTTGAACGCGGCCACGAGGGCATCACCGATGATCTGGACGAGCTTCCCCAGCGCGAAGAAGATCTGAATCGGCAGCGCGATCATCTCGGCGATGACCCACTCGACGCCCTGCACGGTGGCCTGAAGCATGAACTTCGCGGCCTTCAGGAAAGCATCCCACACGATGCCAGGCAACTTGGCCAGGAAGTTTCCGATCTTGCCGGGCAGGCTCTCGACGAAGCTCAGGGCGGCATTAAACCCGTCCTTGATCTTGTTTCCCAGGTTGACGAAGAAGTCGCCGACGGAGCCTGCGGCAGACGCGATGCCCGATCCGATGCCCTTGAAGAAGTCGACGATCTTCGTGATGACGCCCTGGAAGAAGCTCGCGATGTTGTTCCAGATCGCCGTCACGTTCGTCTTGAAGTCGGTGAAGAAGTTGACCACGCCGGTGACGACCTTCTGGACGACGCCCAGGAATCCGACGAGGACAGGTACGACCTTTCCGAGGATCACGGCGGCCGTCTGGATCATCGGCGTTTCGGTGGCGGCCCAGAGCTTGATCAACGGCGGCAGGATCGTGGTGATCAGCTGCACGAGCGGCGGCACGAGCGGCAAGATCGCGGGCAGCAAGCTGACGAAGGCGCCCGCCACCTGGACGATGCTGTCGACCAAGGTCGGGATCTGGGGGATGATCAACCCCAGGGCCTGGACCAGCGTGCCCGACAGCGAGTCGAGCACCGGCGACAGCGCGGTGAACAGCTTGCCGAAGGCGTCGGCCAGCTTCGGCAGCACCGGCGCGAGCTGGGCGCCCAGGCCCTCGACGAGCTTCGTCACCGGCGGCGCCAGCGTCTCGATGGCCTTCCCCAGCACCCCGCCGATCAGGCCGGCCAGCTTGCCGACGATCGGCAAAAGCGCGGTGATCACAGGCGCCAACGCGGTCAGCGCGCGGCCGAAGCCGTCGGCGAAGGCCTTGATGCCCGGCATGGCCGCGGTGAGCCCGTCCCCGACCGCCTTGACGATCGTCGCCAGCGGGCCCTGGAGGCTGGCTCCGAGCTGAGCGAGAATGCCGATGATCGGCTGGATCACGGACCCGAGAGCCTTGATCACCTGAGACAGGCCGGTGATGATCGTCTGCACCTGGCCGGATGCCGCGATCTGGGCGAAGGCGTCGCCAACCGACTTGAGCAGCGAGCCGAACGCGCCGCCCAGCTCCCTCAGCTGAGGCGCGACCGCCGCGCCCAGGTTGAGGAACCCCTGGACGAAGGCGTTGATGCCCGGCTGCATCTGCTGGATAAACGCGCCGGTCTGCTTGAACAGGTCGCGGATCTTCGCCAGGTTGTCGCTCTGGGTGAGCAGGTCGGTCATCTTGCCGACGGTCGCCCCGAGGGCGGTTGCCATGGCCTGGAGTCCCACGGTGCTCGCGTTGAGCAGCGCCGGCATCTTCGCCACCGCGGGCGCGAGGCTGTGCTCGAAGCTCGCGGAGACCTTCGCCTTCAGATCGTCGACCTGGGCCCCCAGCGGCTGGAACGCCTTCTTGATCCCGTCGAGCCCCAGTACGATCGCCCCGAGGGCGACGCCGCCGACCGCGGCCAGCGCGGGAAGCGCGGTGATCAGGCCGCCGATGGGCGCGGCGATCGCGGCGATGCCGCCGCCCATCAACGTCGCCTTGCTCGTGAGCGTGCCGAACACGCCGGAGCCAATCGAGCCCATCGCGCTGAACTGGCTGGAGAGCAGCGATAGCGGCGACTTGGCGACGCCGTCGATCAGCTTGCCGAAGGCGGACGTGTCGGTGCCCAGCTTGCGCAGCTTCGAGGAGAACGACGTGCCCTCGTCGCCGGAGTCCTTCGTCTTCTTGCGGAAGATGTCCAGCGAGCCGCTGACCGCGGAGAGCACTTTCGAGCCGTCGACGAGCGACTTCAGCCAGCTTTTGTTCTGGGTTTCGCCGTCCTTCTGGACCTTCGTCAGCTGGCCGTGCGCGACCGCGAGCTTCTGTGTCGAGATGGTGACCTTGTCGCCGGCCACGGCGGCTTCGGCCTTGGCCTTGGTGAGGGAGCGCTCCGCGGCGTCGATCTCCTTGGTGGTGGCGCCTTCCTTCTGCCGCACCGTCTGGAGACTCTTCTCGGCGGCCGTCACCTTGTCGGTCGCCGCGCGGAGCCCGTCCTCAGCGTTGATCAGGTCCAGGTCCGCCTTGCGGAGGTCCTGGGTGACCTTGACCAACGGGTCACTGTCGATCTTCACGCCCTTGAGCGCGTCGTTCAGATCCCGGTTGATCGTCTTCTTCAGGTCGTCGGCCATGGCGTCGATCCGGATGGACGCTTCACCAATCAGCACCGGCCGGCCTCCTACCCGTTCAGCAACCCGCCCCCCAGCGCTTGCTGCTCAGGCGTGATGCCCCAGGTCTCCCTGGCCGCCTTCGGGTCGATCTGGGCATCAACGGCAGTCAGGGCGTCCTCGACCTTCTTGATGTCCTCGACCGGAGTCTCCAGCATGATGACGAACAGCGCGTCCAACCAGCCGGAAAGCGGTGTCCGTGGACCGCGGCCGTCGAGCCCAGCCAAGCCGGCCATGGCCAGGCGTCCGTTGGTGTACCGGTCGTGGAAAGTGGACTGGGCGATGGTCAGCAGACCTACCGCCCGGTGGTAGGGCGCCCGCTGCTCGCGGTGAACAGATCCTGCATGACCTGGACGACAGTGTTGATCTGGATCTTCGCCGTCTCGTCCTCGAACATCAGCTGGTGCAGCCGCCGCCGCGATGACCCGGCCTCGAAGGCCTCGAACTTCTCCCGCTCGACGATCGGACGGATCGAGCCGTCCGGCGCCCGGAAGTTCGCCGGTTCGAGCAGCTGCTCCTCGTCGTCGTCCACGGTGCCGATCACCAGCGTGGCTCCGGGCTCGACGCGCTTGGGCACCCGCGGCAGCTCCTGAAACTCCCACGACAGCGGCACGCCGTCGTTGTTCTTGATCATTCGCGGGAGGATGTCCCGGAGCACCAGCAGGAGCTTCGAACCGTCGTCGGAGTTCGCGGCCACGGCGAACCGCGTGAAGTCCGACGAGGACGGGTCGGGCCGGCCGACGAAGTCGTGCTCCCGGATCTCGCGCTCACCGTTGTCATCCTCGTGCACCACGCGCAGGGAGAAGGGGACTTCGGGGATCTCGGGAACCGTGTCGGGACCGTACGTCTTGGGCATGGCGTTCCTCTCAGCGAGCGGCTTGAGTGATGGAGTCGCGGACGAAGTTGTTCGCGCGCGTGCCCGGGTGGCGGACCTCGCGGGCGAACCGGACGGCGCCGCCGGACATGAAGCGCAGGGCGGCATTCGGACGGTCCGGCCGCGCGCGGATGACGTGCGCCGGCGTGCCGTACAGGATGTACCCGAGATAGTCGGTCTGCCCCTGCTTGCCCATCAGCACCTCGACGAACGGTCGGAGCCCGTTGCTGCCCTCGTTCTTGCGCGAGGTGGCCGCGAGCCGGCCGGTGCGCCGCGGGACCCGGCGGAGCTGGTACTGCTGGACGTTGTTCGCCCGGCGGCGGATATCCCGGCGGATCGGCCCGTTCGAGTCGTTGACGAAGACGGCGAACTCACCGTCGTCGACGCCGCCGTGGGCCGACTTGATCACGATGCGCGCCATTACAGCACCACGGGATCGGGCAGCGCGAGCAGCGCCTCCACTGAGTAGGCGATGGAGGCCTCGATGGCGTAGAAGGCGCCCGTCGGGCCCAGCGGCGCAACCGGGCCCACGTCGACCGGGACGTTCTTCGGCGCCCAGTCCGGCGGCGCGCTGCCGACGTTCACGAGCGCCTGGGAGAGCAGCGCCATGTCCACGAGCATCTGGCGACCGGCCGCGTCCGTCTCCTCGTTGCTCGGGTAGCCCGCGGCGGTGCACGAGCCCGCGCATCGCACGATCTGGATCATGTAGCTGACCGCGCGGTACGTCATCACCGACGCCGGGGTGCCGACCCGCGGCCGGAGCGCCGTCGTTCCGGTGCCACCCGCGGCGTCGATGATGCCGCCGGTGCCGACGCTGAACTGTTCGCAGTCCCAGGCGTCCAGGGACAGCTGGCCGGGCGCGATGCGGCGCGCGGTCGGCAGCGCGACGTTGTTCGCCGTGAAGTGGTCGGTGACGTAGGCCGCGATGTTCTCCGCGTACGAGACGAGGTCCGGCCCCGTCTTCGGCAGCACATCGGGGTTCACCGCCGCGCCACCTTCGCCCGCGCGGCCTCCATCTCCGCCGCGGTGGGCGTGCGGCGCGGCCGACGACCCTTGCGCGCCGGGCGCTTCTCCTCCACGGCGACGGGCTCAGGCGGAGTGGGCTCCACGACGGGCGCGGGCGGCGGGGTGGTGTCTTCGTCCGGTGGCGGCTCCGCGTGGCCGGAGAAGGGATCGTGCGGCCTGATCAGCGTCATGCCGGATATCGTAGCCGGATCTTGCCCCCTTAAGCAGGGGGACCGATCCGTGTACCGGTCGGCATGTCCGGCGTCCACACGGCGGCGCGCATGGTCCGCCGACCACCGCCCTTGAGCGTGGGGTTCACCGACTCGATCCAGGTGTCCACTGCGGGGACGCCGGTACGGCGCTCCTTCAGATACACCGACGGGTCCAGGGTGATTGAGATCCCCTGGCGCACGACCTGGGTCGCGTTCTGCGGGATCGCGCACTGCTCACCGCACCAGGACTTCACCAGCTCGATCGCCAGCGTCACGCACGCGACAATCCCGCCCATCGGCGGGTTGTCGCCCTTGGCGTAGGTGATGGTCGTCGGTCCGGTCGGGCCGCACACCGACCACGTCTTGCCGTCGACCCGCTCCAGCCAGCCGGACTTGCTCAGCCGGTACGCGGTCGGATCGAGCACCGTGGCGTCGCCCAGCACCACGGACGTGATGGCCGTGGTGTCCACCTCCAGCTGGATGGCGGTCGGGGATGGGTGGCCGCCACGCCACGCCGAGCTGTAGGCCCACGAGTCGTAGATCGAGCCGCCCCACGAACCCCCGAGCCGGTACCAGCACCCGCACGTCCACGCGGCCGGCCACAGCGCGGAGCCGATCCGCGGCGGCCGGGAGCGCAGGACCATCCGGTCAGTGCAGCCCTCGCCGCGCCACTGCCGCCCGGTCAGCTCGTAGAGCTGCTCCGCGGCCATGCGCAGGATCGTCACCCACTGGTCGTCGCTGGCCTTCGGCCGGAACGTCTCCGGGATGTTGCTCGGAGACGCCCACGGCCCGCACAGGATGGCGCTGGCCTGTGCGGGCGGGACATCGGGAATCGGGAGCGGCTGGCTCACGTCTGAGCGATCACCGGGACGAAGCCCGCGTCCATGTCCGGAAGCGCGGCTTCGCGGACGTACTGCCAGACGCGGTCCGACGGGTAGGTGAAGTCGTTGTTCGGGCCAGTGCCCCAGCCGGGGTTCTGGACCGAGTAGCCGTCGAACTCCGGCAGCATCGCGGAGTCGCCGCCCAGGACCCACGAGCCCGACGGGATCAGGAACGTCTTCGGCAGCACCCAGTGGAAGAACGGCAGCGTGCCGGCCATCGAGCTGCCGATGATGGCGCGCGTCCAGAACTCCAGGCTGACGCCGTTGGGGGTCTCCTCCACGCCGGTCTGCGGAGCCCGGTACCCGATCTGGTTCGGGATGGTGGCGGAATCCGAGATGGTGTCGCCGCCGATCAGGAACTGGAGCAGGTTCGGATCCGGCGTGCAGATCTGGAGACCGGCGATGGAGCCGCGCTTCAGGGTGTAGGGCGCCTGGTAGTTGACGCACGCCACGCCGGTGCCGTTGAGCTGGGTGACCTGCTTGGCGTCCTCGTACTCCAGGCCGACCTCGACCTTCACCAGGGCGTCGCTGACGTAGCTGTTCTGGGCGCCCACGACAGGCAGCCCAGCCGCGTCGAGCTTCGTAGCGCGAAGGCCAAGCGCGAACAGCGTGCCCGCACCGTCATAAGACATGATCGTTTCTCCTCACGGTTCCGGGAACTGGATCGCGTAGTGGCAGCAGGGGTCGAACGCCACGCCGAACATGCGGTCCGCCCACAAGGTCCGGAGATTGGTACGGCGGTCGACCGTGACCGCGTCGTCATCCGGGGTGGACACCACCTCGGACAGCCGCGCGAGCACGGGCCCGGTCGCGTACGCCCAGTTACCCGCACGGGGAGCAGGCGCGACGCCGGGAGTAGTGGTGGCCACCGTGACGCCCGGCGTGGTGCCGCCCGTCAGTGAGCTGGTGGCCGTCATCTGCGGAACGTTGCCCAGCGTGGATGGGAAGGTCACCGTGTACGGGCCGCTCCCGGTGACGGTGACGCCGCCTAGGCCCGGCAGCGCGCGCAAGGCCGTCTGGACCGCGCTCGCCGTCGCGTTGAAGGCGATGGCCGCCGTTGTGCCCGCTCCCGCGATAGGCACGGTCAGGGTGAAGGTTCCGCCTGTCGGCGAGCCGCCGATGGTGACCGTCTGGACTTCGGCGGTGCCGCCGTCGAGCGGACCCTCGCCGGAGTAGCCCGCGTCGGCCACCACGATCGCGTCGGTGAAGGTGCGGATCTCGTTGCCCGCGCGGAGCAGCTGGGCGGCCACCTGGGTTGCGTACCGGATCGGGACGTGCAGGATGACCTGCTGCCCCTTGGTCTGCTCGCGCGCCGCCTGCTCCAGGTAGCCCAGCGCGTCGAGCGCGGACGTGGCGCCGGTGAGCACGGCGGCGTTGCCGTCGGCCAGGTACGGGTTCTGGGTGCTTCCGTCGAGCGCCGGCGCCGGGAACGGGTCGGCCAGCGTGCCGGCGCCGGTCCACAATTCGCGGGCCACGGCGTACGAGGCGACTGCCTGGGCCTGCCGGAGCAGCCGAGCCAGGTGCTGATCCCGTCCGAGCTGGCCGGTGGAGCACACGTCCTTCAGCCGGTAGGCCGACGGCTGCACGTAGACCGGCGCGTTCAGCGTGCCGTCGGTGTCACCCGGATCGGCGCAAGCTGCGAACACCTGGAGCTGAGGGCACGTCTCGCCAGCGAAGGCGAACCCGTTGGCCCATCGGGTGTCGGGACTCGCGGGTGGGACCGCGGTCGCGAGGAGGTTCGCGGAGTTCTGCGCCGCGGCGCGAGGCGCGTCTACCGGCTGGTAGTACACGTGGCGCTCCTTTCAGCGGATGTCCGGTCAGGATGAAACCCGGCGATCCCCGTCGGGGTAGGGGATCGCCGGGGGATCATCAGCTGGCCGCATCCGTCCAGCCGCCGGCGGGAACGGCCTTGGTACCGGCCGCGGACCCGTCCGGTCGGAGCGGCAGCACGATGCGCAGCGACTCCTTGCCCTCGAAGGCCACGCCCTCGAAGGTCTCGATGAACGTCTGGTAGCGGTTCCGCTTGTTCAGCTCGGAGTCCCGGACCAGGCCCAGGTCCAGGGTGCCGCCGTCGAGGAACAGCCAGTCGCCCTCGACGAACAGCAAGCTGTCGACGTTGGCGGGGTAGGCCGGGACCACGGCGCCCGCGGTGCTGTCGGCGTACCACTGCTGGGCGATGGAAACGCCGTTCACGGTGGCGGCGTTCAGGCCGTCCAGGTGCCAGGTGACGTTCACGTTCCGGGTGGAGAACCAGGCCTCGATCTGGGCCTGGGCGATGGCGAACAGCTCCGCCGGCGAGCCCATCGTCATGCGGCGCGCGAGGTCGGTACGGAGCAGGTTCACCACCCACTGGGGCATGATCGTCCGCAGAGCCACCGAGTCGTTGAGACGGTGCCGCGAGCGGTAGTAGGCGATCACCCGGTCGTAAGTGGTGAGCAGGTCGGCCACCGCGGAAATGACGCCGCCCAGGCCCTTGAGCACCTTCGAGCCGGCGTTGAGCTGGGTGAGCAGCTGGTTCTCCGCGAAGCGGGACCACGCGATCTGTGCGGCCTGGGTGGTCGCGCTGACCCACTCGGTGTCGAACCGCGCGGTCATGTTCGGGAACTCCAGGCACATGTACGTGGAGTAGATCGACGCTTCGAGCACGCCGGGGCAGTCCACCACGTAGCAGCTCTTGTACACGTTGGTGTCCGGATCGGCCGGCGGGATCACGATCGCCTGGTCGTCCGACTGGGTCCAGATGCCCAGCCCGGCCGACATGCTCAGCGCGTCGAAAGGCGCCCGGTACTGGATGACACCGCGATCGGTCCGGAACGCGTTGAGCGCACCCTTCACCGGGCGGTCGGTGACGCCCAGCACGCGGATGTCGTACTTGACCTCCGGCGGCAGGCAGAGCCCGCCCGCGGCCACGATGGCTTCCGGGTCGGTGGCCGCCGCGATGCGCTTGGTGTTCAGCGACGGGTCGGACCCGAGGACGCGCTCCGCCGGGTAGGCGAACTCGACGCGGGCAACTTCCTGGCGCCCGCTGCCACCGGCCGCGTTGATCTTGGTGGCGAAGGCCTCCAGGAAGGTCTCGTCCGTCAGCGGGGTGCCCGCTTCCATGCCCGGCACGCCGCCGCGAACCACCGTCTTGGTGTTCACGAACTGGGCCGCCGCCGCGGTCGCCTCGGGGGACTTGTCGCCGTTCAGCTTGCCCAGTCCGGCCGACGCGGTGCGCGACTTCGCCGGGGCCTTCTTGGTGGCGGGCTTCGCGTCGTCGTCGGCGGGCTCGCCTTCCTTGGCCAGGTCGTCGCCGGTCGGCACGGCGCCCTCGTTCTCCGGGGCGTCCGGGTGCGGAACGTTGTCGCGGGACGGGTCGTGCACACCGTCCAACTCCGCGAGCGCGGCCTGCTGATCCGCGGCCAGCTGGCGGTTCGCCACGATCTGGGCGGACAGTGCCTTCGCGTTGTCGCGAGCCGCAGTCAGTGCGGCCACGTTCTCCGCGCTGGGAGCGTTGGTGGCCAGCTCCACGCCGTTCGCACGGACAGCCTCCAGGGCGGCCGACAGGTCCGTTTCGCTGGCGTTCGCAAGATCCGCGAGGATCTCCGCAATGCGCTTCGGGTCCACGTTCGGCCCCTTCCATCTCGTCTCGGTGACGGGGGCCGTCCGGTGCTTAGAGCGCCAGCGCGAGGGGCTTGGAGCCGAAACGCGCAAGTGCCCCGTCTTCGCCGGAGCGTAGACGGGGCACTTGATCGAACGCGCGCTATCTGCGGACGGTGATCCGTGGATTGCGGATGTACTCCGGCGGCCGGAGCGCGTGCATGGCCGCGCGGATTGTCTGGCGCCGCTGGGGCAGCGCGAGAGCGAGGAACGCCCAGGGGAGCACGAAGGCCAGGGCGCCAAAGGCGAGGCAACCCCAGATCATCACGGCCATCAGCCAGAAGGAGGCCTTCAGAATCACGGCCATCAGGCGGTAGAAGGCGTACCCGAAGGCGAAGGCAACGAGGGTCATCGGGGGTATTCCGAGTTGATCCACTCGAAGGCCGCGCCGCCGGGGAAGACGGAGTTGAAGTCCTCGCGGAACAGCTCCATGAGCGACCCCGGGAGGTCGTACCGGTTCACCTCGATGGTGGCACCCAGGGAGCCATCCTTTTTGAGGTTGTTCGCGGTGACGAACGCGGGACGGCCCTCGCTCCAGGGGGAGCCGTTCAAGGAGTAGTACTCCACGGTCAGCGTGCGGGCCTGGACCTCGTTGGGTGACTTGGTCGTCTTCCTGAACGGTTCGGCATCCGTGACCTCGAACAGCGCGATGACGGTCTCCCGGGTGCTCTCCTTGTGGTCCTTGACCTGGAAGCTCTCCGATCCGTACGCGGTCTCCGCAGTGTTGACCGTGGTGTAGCGGTGTCCGGCGATCTTGATGGTGGCCACGGCGAGCCGCCTTCCTTGTTTGGTGCGGGCCCCGCCGTCCGGCCTAACGGCATCCTGGCGGCGGGGCGCCCGCTGTGGGTAGTTCAAGTCCTTGTAAAACCAATGTATCCCCCCATAATGGGGGGATACAAGGAGTCTCACCCGGTTGGGTGAGTCGGCGGGTCGGATCGGCCCTGGCCGGCCAGCGGGATGACCTCCCACTGGCCGTGCTCCTTCCAGTCGCGCGACCGCCGGAGGGCCTGCATCCTCGCGGTCTGCTCGTCCTTGTAGACGTTCCACCAGTGCCAAAAGCCGACCGTGACCTTGCGGTGCTCGTCGGGGCACCAGGCGTGCGCCACCCACACCATCCCGCGGCCGTCCCCCTCGGAGCCCGCCACCATCAGAATTTCTTCCCGCCGTCGGCGAGCCGGGCCTCGTCGGTGTGGTCGCGCCGGTAGGCGTTGTAGACCATCTTCTCCTCGAAGGCGCCCTGGAGATCGAGACCGAACCCGCCGGCGTAGTCGAACACGCGGATGAGCAGGTCGACCAGCTCGACCTCCTCGCCCGACCGGTGCGGCAGATGGTCGTCTGGCAGGCCCTTGCGGATGCCCTCCAGGGCCTCCGACAGCTCGCTGTGCATGAGCGCGATCAGCTCGCCCTTGTTCCGCTCGATCGGCTCGCCGGTGGCCGGGTCCTTCCACCACTGGCGGTTGGCACCGTGTGCGGCGGCAGCGTAGGCGTTGAGCCCGAAGAAGCTGGGCTCCGCGACGATCTCGACGCCGTCCAGCCCAGACCCGTCGGCGGGGTTGACCCGCGGGTAGTGCGTCACTCATTCACCTCCGCCTTGCGCTCCTCGATCCGCTTGGCGGCGATCTCTTCGAGCCGACGGGCCCAGGTGATGACCCGCTCCAGCTCGCCGATATCCAGGCTCACCATCGCGGCCTGCTCCAGCACCTCGTCGCCCTCGCTCGCCGCCTGAAGCCCGCTCAGCGCGTTCGCCGTGACCCAATCCTGGCCCACGTACGGGTATCCGTAGAGCTGCATCAGCTCCCACCGCCCATCGGAACCCAGTCGCTGGGCCGGGTTCGCACGCCGATGTCGCAGGTTTCGGCCAGGAACTGGGCGGCCTCCGAAAGCTCTTCCAGCTCGGGGACGCTCAGCTTGTGCAGAACGTCGGAAAAGGCCAAGCCGTTTCCCTCGACGACCGCGGTCAGGGCTTCGCCCGCGGCCTCGATCACGGGCCCGGAAGCCGGGTTCGGGTATCCCACGTCATCCCTCCTTCACGATCATGACGGTTTCGTGCGGGGCGAGGGTCCAGGCGAATTCCGGCGCGGACTCGCCGACGATGTAGATCAAGCCCCCATCGGAATCCACCTCGATCACCTGCTCGTTCGCGCGCGCGTTGGCCATCGAGAACGTCTGGAAGGCGCCCGCAGCGGGCCGCTCGCCAACCAGGACCGCGTCAGCGCGGACCTCTTCAACCTGAGGGTTGATCTTTCCGAGCAACTTCACGATCGGCTCTCCTTTGCGAGCGCGCGGACGTTCAGGCGGTCGGCCATCTCCTGGGCCATGCTGCGGTGCTCCGGACGGAACATCGCAGCGACAAACGTCATTGGCTGGTTGACCACCATGAACCAGCCGTCCCCGCCCTGCACGGGGATCACCTCGAATCGATCCACGTCACTCCTCTCGGTTGTGGCTCACGCGACCGCGCGGGCCAGGTTCAGGTGGGCGATCAGCTGCCGCCCGACGTACGCGGCGTACCGCGGCGGGATGGACTCGTTCATGCCCTTCTGGGTCATCCAGTCGATCCCGAGCAGCGCCTTGGCCTCCTCGTTGCTGGCCTTGTTCCCGTGGCCGTCACGCGAGCCGTCCGGACGACGCTTCTCGCGATAGGCGCCCCCCCCGTGGACGTTGATCGTGGCGCGCCACTCGACGCCGGTGCGCTTGCGGCACGAGTCGTCGGCGAGTGGCTCCAGCTCGAAGCCGCCGCCGGACTCGAACAGCCGGTGCCGCTTGAGCAGGAGCCCGTCCACGGTCGGCGCCGGGTTGAACATCGAGCCGCACAGCATGATCGGGTCGATCAGCTCAGCCTCGGGGTTGTCCGGGCGCGCCTCGACGTTCTCGATCACGTACGGCAGGCCGGACGCGAGCAGCTTCCGGCGGAACGGCGGCACCAGCTCGGGGTAGTCACGGCCGGTGCGCTTCTGGAGCGGGGAGCGGGATTGGCACGGCGGCGAGCCGACGGCCGCCCAGGGGTTGTAGGCCTCGATCAGCGCCTCGAAGTCGTTGAGCGCGTCGGCCTGGACGAACTCGAACGGGAAGAGCGGCTGAGGGTCCTTGTCCACGCCGACGACACAGAACCCGGCCTGGTCGTAGCCGTAGCTGGAGCCGCCCTGGCAGCTGAAGAAGTCGATCAGCACGGGGCGTCCGCATCGGACACAGAATGATCCGGGCACGCGATCACCTTCGGGTAGGAGTGCGGCGGGGCGCGGCCGGTGATGGCCGCGCCCCGGTGGGTCAGAGGATCACGGAGGCGATCAGGGAGCTGGTCGCGGCCTCGACCCGGCGGAGCGACATCTCCGCGCGCAGGGCCCACACGGCGGCGGAAACCTTGTCGCTCGCGCTGCCGGACTTCGGCCAGCTGTCTTCCATCCGCTGAAGGCGCTCGAAGGGCTCGTCCGCGAACAGCTTGGCGGCCTCGATACCCGGCGTCGGCAGGCCGTAGGCCAGCGCGTGCTGCCACTCGCCCCGGCGGCCCAGCTCGCACGTCACCTGAGCGGCGCTGGCCAGGTCCATGTCCTCGTGGGCGACGTACTGGGCGGCGGCCTTGCGCAGTTCGATCAGCGTCGAGTTCTGGAGGTTCTCCGCCATGTCGGTCCGGTGCTGGACCTCTTCGCGGGTGAGGGGCTGGATCATCTGCATGGTGAGCCTCTTTCGATCGGTGTCATGCCAATCTATCCCCCCAAGATAGGGGGAGTCAAGCTCACACTCCGGCGGACTCGTTCAGGGCGTCGCGGGCGATGACCGACACGCCGCGGTGCAGCCGCTTCAGAGCGAAGGTCAGAGCGGTGATCAACCCGGAGACGTAGTCCTCGGAGATCTCGCTGCCGCCGACGGCGCCGTGGTCGTTGATCCGGTACTCCATGCCGCTTCGGCGGACCCCCGCGTACCAGAGCGCCACGCCGTCCGTGCGGCTCGCGGAGAGGCTGAATCCCCAGCCGGTGCGCTGGACCTCCAGGAAGGTGTTGCCCTCCCAGCCGTAGTGATGCCAGGTGCCGACCGCCATCCGGCTGATGATGATGGGGAGGTCGCGTTCCGCCGGCCGATCGAAGTCGAAGTTCATGGGGCCAATCTTACCCCCCAAGATGGGGGGATACAAGAGAAAACCCGCCGTGTGCTCGCACGACGGGCTTTTCTTGCGCTTCTGCGGAAGCTACCGCTGGTGCGGTCCACTCAGGATAGCCGCTCCGCCCTCGTTCTCCCACGCCGACACGGCGTCGAGTTGCTGCTCCAGCGCGAGGAACACGCGGTCTGCGAGGTCGACGGGCGGATCGTCGATCACAGCGCCGAACCACTCATCCGGCCCTGCATCGCCAGCTCCATCGCCAGTTCCTTCAGCTCCCGCCAATGCACCTCGTTGGCGAGGATGGCGACCGCCGCCGACCGGGCCTCGTTCTGGTCGTACACAAGCTCGGACTCGTCGCACAACTTCTCGTAGGAAGCCAGGTCGTACGCGTCGGTACCGACTACGGCAGGCAGGCCCATCTCCGTCGTCCAGAGGTGCTGGGCTTCGATGCCGGCCATGTACACCTGGCACACCCCCCGAACTCCCTCGTCGCCGTACACCTGGCCTTCCTTGATCTCGCAGTACCCGTCACCACTCCAGAACTGGCGGATGACGAGCTTCGTCGGCGTAAGCCCGACCTCGCGCGCGACGATCGCGTGACCTACCTCGTGCACGGCCATCGACATCGTGTCAGTGGAGATGCCGTTGTTCTCCAGCTTCCTCAGCTCGTCGAAGCCCTCAAGCGTCGAATCGATCATGACTTCCCCTTCTCTCGCAGAGCTACCAGGTATTCACCCTTCGGCCACTTCGAGACCTGGGGGCACGTCTTCACGTGGCGCTGGAACGTCGGCCTGCCGGCGGCGCGCCAGCCCGCGGCCATGCCGTAAGCCATCTCTCCGCACGTCGGCCGGTCGCCCGCCGCGGACGGCGTCAGCGCCCACTTGCCGTGGCTGTCCGGCTCCGAGTCGAACGGCACGAGCTTGACCTCCGCGCGCTTCGCCGCCGTGCGAGCCCGCGGGTTCGGCTGGGTCTGGGCCCAGATGATCGGCTCGTGGCAGAAGCTGCACGGCGCGACCTTCATCCCGTCGGCCCGCGGTGGCGACGTGGCCACGGTGGGCCCGCACACGCCGCACAACCTCGGACCACCGCACCGCGCCCGCGGCGGACGGCCCTGGGTTGGCTCGTCCTCAGCCGGCCCGACCCAGTACCCGTGCTGGTTCCATCCAACGGCGGCCATCAGAACAGCACCCCTTCCGACCCCTCGTCGGACGGCACGTACGCGGGGGTGAGCGGCCACATGCGGCGGCGGCAGTCCGCGGCGGCGTCAGCATTTCCCTGACGCTCGAAGTAGGTGGCGAGCCCCGAGGCCTGCGACTTGGCCCAGGCGATCTGGAGCGTGTGCAGCTCCTGCAAGCTCAGGTCGCCGACGACCGGGTAGGCCCGGGAGAGCTTCCAGGCCAGCCGGGCGGCGGCCATCGCGTCGGCGGCAGCGCCGTGCGCATCCTCTTCGGACAGCGTGATCCCGTAGTGGGAGCACGTGTCGATCAGCTTGCGCGAGCCCTTGCGGTACCGGTCGTGCTTCTTGTCGATCACGAACGGGTCGACGACGGGACCAACGTCCAGCGGCAAACCGCCCATCCGCGCGATCTCGCGATCCAGCACCGTCAGGTCGTACACGGCGTTGTAGGCGATCAGCGGGTGGCCCTCCCGCCAGGAGATCCTGATCGTGGCCGCGATCTCCTCGACGACCTCGTGCAGTGGTGCACCCTTGGCGCGCGCCTGCTCCGTCGAGATCCCGTGAACGGCGGTCGCATCCGCCGGAATCTCCACGCCGGGGTCGGCCAGGAGCACGCGCTCGATGACCTTCTTCCCCGGGACGATGTAGCAGAGCGCGGCCTGCACGATATGCGCCGACTCGGGGTCGGCCCCCGTGGTCTCCAGGTCGAATGCGAGAAGCGGTCCGTCTGCCCAGGTCATGCCTTCTCCCGTGCCATCGTGCGCATCTTGCGCGCCAAGTCGTCGAACTCGACGGCGAGGTGAGCCAGCTGGACCTCACTGAGTTCGGAAAGATCGCTCGTGACCAGGTCGCCGCCGCCCTCGACTACGCCCGGGAACGCCACGTGACCGATCCGGAGCTGAACGCCGGTCCGATAGTCGTACTCGCCGACGAGGTGGACCTCCAGCTTCCTCACGCCTTCACCCCGTACTGCTCGCGGAACAGGGCGACGATCTCGCGCGCGGCGTTCTCCTCGTCGAGCACCACGCTGTTGCCGTCGCCGAGAACCTCGCTCGCCTCGTAGTTGCCCTGGAGGATGCGCACGATATCCGCTTCCGGGCCGACCGGCGGGACGAAGGAGCCGCCGTGCGTCGAGGCCCTGACGCCGCTCACCGGCCGCCACGCCGCGCGCGGTCCTGGTCCTCGAAGAAGCCGGGGCGCGCCTCCCCGCGGTCCACCAGGGTGCCGAGACGAGCCATCTCGCGCGCGGCGTCGGCACCGGCAGCCGGGTCGATCGGCGGCAGCTCGTTGAGCACGCGCTCCTCCGCGCTCTCCAGCATGCGCACGGCGGCAGCCTCCCAGCCGCGCGAGGTGGGCAGCTGATCGACAACGAGCAGCATCTGGGGATGCAGCAGGGACATCGCCTGGGCGGCCAAGGTCTGGACCTGACGGCTCTCGGGGGTGCCGCCGACGACGCGCCGCGAGCCGTAGAGGTTGTCGCCCATCGAGTCGGTGATCAGGGCGACCATGCCGGAGACAGGAATCTGGGTGACGGCGGTGCTGCCGAGAGTCGCGGTCACGACGGGGCCGTAGCTGTCGTCGCCGTAGACGATGTGCGCGCGGTAATCGACGCCGTTGGGCTCCAGCGGAATGAATGGGGTCGGGAGGCTGTCCTGGTCGGTGAACAGGTACTGGGCAGCGTCATCCGCGGACTCGTAGTTCGTCACCTCGCGACCGCCGGCGATACGCTCGACCACGTCGCGGCCGGCCTGCGACAGGCCGATGGTGATGATTGGGAGCATGAGGCCCCTTCCAGGGGGTGCGGTACAGGTTGGTCAATCGTACCCCCAGATTAGGGGGACAGACAAGGAGCATGCCATGGCTGACACGGCCAAGCGATTCGCCGCCACGCGCGGCCAGAACGGCACTGCCATGGGGAAGCTGTCCAACGCGATGATCGGCGTAGCCGCGGTCATCGACAAGTGGTGGGACTCGTCGGAGCCTGGCGTCCAGGGTGCCATTCAGCACTTCGAGCAGGGCCTCGCGCGGTTGAAGATGACGGCGCCAGAGGGCTTCGTCTCCGACGACGAGGACGACGAGCCGAAGAAGGCAGCGCGCAAGCCGGCTTCGAAGAAGGACGACAGCGAGTCGACCGAGGAAACTCCGGCCGCAACGAGCTAATCTGCCCGCGGTGGGAGTCACCAGCGAAGGCCCGGGGTTCAGGAGTGCACCCCGGGCCTTCTTCATGTTTACGTGCTTGACACCCCCCATAATGGGGGGATACATTGGCGTGGTCACCAAGTAAGCGAGCAGCCGCGGAGGGCACCATGTACGCAAACGAGCAGGGAATCCGGATCTTCGAGATCGATGACGTGGTCACCGTGGACGACGAGACGGTTCAGTGGTCCGTCGACCAGGTCGGCCAGGTTTGGGTCCGGCTCGTGAGCGGTCTGGCAGCTCGGAATGTGCTCCCCACCGCCCTGACCTTGGTCGACTCGAACGCCTGATCTTCGGGGGCGGCCACCCGGCCGCCCCCTCTCTCTATCGAAAGGGGCCCGCCGTGGCTCTCACCGTTGGACAGCTGACCAAGAAGCTCGACGAGGTCCGGGCGCTGGTCGGCAGCGATTACCCCGTCGTCTTCCTGTCCGGCCCGCTTGACCCGAACATGGACATCAACGACCCGAAGCCGGACGCCAAGGACATCGAAGCCGT